TCCATGAATGGCTTATCACTAATTAAGCCGCTGATGCACTTAAGTTGAAATTCAGGTCCGAACTTTTTTAGGTTATCGATTACTTGCATATAATATGTGTTATAGTTTCTACCAACTTTCTCTAAGCGAGTGTCCACTATAGACGATGTTTTTCAGTTCCGCAACTTATTATATTCTGAAAGTTAGGAGACGATCAATCGACCGAATGTATCCGATAACCAAGTGTGATGATTTTTTATATTGTTCCACATTCTATCTTCTGCAATCAATTTGCTAAAACGCATTCTATTTAATATTCCAATAGGTTTATTAAGTATTTCATTAACACGCAATTGTGTAAATGATTGTAATTGTGTATCTTTCAATTGCATCAGTGCATAATTTCTTTCAACAATGCTCTTGTTTTCTAAAATGGTAGAATACAATTTATATTTCTTTTTGTTCTGTTCGCAATGTGCATATATTTGCTCCAATGACAGTTGGGTGTGCTCTGCAAATTGTGGAAAACACTTTAATACAGTTTTTAATCCACTGCCTTGTATTCCATCAATATTGTCACTTTCATCACCACTAAGTATTCTGTAATTTAGAAAGTTTTCACAGCTAATTCCGTACTCCAACAAAATTTCTGCACATCCATAGAGTTTCTTTTTGGTTGGACTCCATACATTGATCTTTTCATTGACCAATTGTAAATAATCCTTGTCTGTGCTCATGATATATACTTTATTGCTATCTTTAAAATATTCATTTGCCGCGTATGCAATTGTGTCGTCTGCTTCTACATGATCGACACTCATGACAGTCACAGGCAATGCATCAAGATATCCAATCAGTCGTAACAATTGGGATTGAATATTTCTATCTTCTTGTTCATCGGTCGTCAATTCCTCATAACTTCTATTATACTTTAAATTAGTTTTTCTGCGCTCTTTATATTCTGGAAATATTTTTCTGCGCTTCATACTGCCACCACTGCCATCGAAAACGATGACAATACGAGTTGGATTTAAAAGTTTGGAGGCATAGCCAATACTTTGTAAAAAGCCAGCTATGCCTCCAACGTGTAATCCATTGTCATTTAGGCTTGGTACAGCCATAAATGAACGAAAGAAACAATTTAACCCATCAACCAAAAGAATTTCACTGTTCAACATACGTTCAACAGGTTTGGTGTTTAATTCCATGTTTTGAAACATAGAAAATAACTTTTTACGATCTTCTGATGTGATTGGGTCCATATAATTAATTGTTTTCTTCGGAATGATCAATGTCTGATTCGTCAGCGATCATTTCTGCATCTTCGTCAACATTTGCTGATGACTCAATGATAGTGCTGTTTGCATTTTTATATTGCATAATTACTGCATCGCAAATACGATTATACATTTCGGTCTTAAACTCTGGACGTTCATCCAACAGCTTGATGAAGTTTTCAGATTTAAATACAACTTCTTCTCCGTTCAATGCAACATATTTTAATCCCGCACTACCGGCTGGTTTAACATAAGCTTTTTCTTTCAATACTTCTAACCAGCTTGCATAATCAGCAATACCGCTATCAAAATAAATATTGAAAAAGACATGACGTTGTGGTGGTCCCATACGATTCTTTACAACCACAGCTTTACATTCATTACCAATAACAGTCTTATCTGGTAACTTTAATTGACCTGCGTTGTTTAGTCGTACACGAACACTGCAATGATAAGGTAATCCTTTACCACCGCTAACTGTATATTGATCACCAAAAGGACTTGCATTTAAATTTTGACGTAATTGATTTGTGAATACAATTAATACTTTTTGACGACCGATCATACTAGTAATTTTACGAAGTGCTTTACTAATAATAATTGCTTTACCAGTGGCATATCCGTCTTTACCATGATCACTTTCCATTTCAGCTTTTGTAGATGCTGCTGCTACACTATCAACAATAATTGTTAACAACGCATCGGGTTGATCTTTACGAATATATGCGATTGCTTGCTCCATTGTGGTAAAAATATCTTCTACTGTTTCACGTTGAATATACAATAGATTTGATAAATCTACACCCAAACTCTTCCAAAAGTCAGGCGCGGCAGCATTTTCTGTATCAATAAAAATTGCTTTGCCGCCTTTCTTTTGTGTATTCGCTACAATGTGTGCGCTCACCAAACTTTTTCCGGTTCCTTCTAAGCCGTTAAATTCAACCATTCGTCCAACTGGCAATCCACCATTTGGTCGATTGCTAATTGCAAGATCCAATAAACTTGAACCGGTGCTAATCCAATCACTGATTGTAGATGGATCATCTTGCTCATCAAGAAAGTATGCAATCTTGCCACCTTCTTTGTTATTTTTATTTAATTCCGCTGCTAAATTTGCTAATAGAGAATCGTTCTTACTAACAGATTTTGTGCTTTTCTTCTTTGAATCATCGGATTCATTTGTGTTTTTACTTGTTTTTGCCATATAATTTATAAATGTTTATTTTTTCCTTAATTACGTACATACTAAAAAAGGATGATGACATTATATGTCATCATCCTATGTTTATCAATTTAATTTATTTCTTTCCAAATAACTTATCGAATTGATCGTTTACACTTGCGTTGTTGCTCTGTGCAGATGCAGCAGTTGGAGACGTATTTGCTGCAATAGCATCATCAGTTGGTTCTACTACGGTATCATCCGTAGAGTCTTCCGTAGCACCAGCAGACAACATTTCAGTCATAATATTATACAACTGATCGTAGGTAGGTTCTGGAAACAATTCCAAAATATTCTTCTGGAAGTCCAAGATGTGCTTACGCGCATCATCGATTGCAGGAGTTACCTTGCCCTTCACCGTAATAGTTGTTGTTGGAAAATTCTTTCCACCAGCACTAGGTCCAGCTTCCTTGTATTCAACAATAATATCATGTCCAGTTGTTGGATCACTAATATCACCGAATACTTCTTCGTCACATGCCTTCAAGATTGTTTCATAAACAGTCTTGCCGAATCCCCAAAACTTGATTCCTTCATTTTCTTTACCACGAACCAAAATAGGTGCATAGGTACGTTGCTTTGGAAGCAAATTGCGACCACGCTTCCAATCTTCCTTATCACCAGTCTTTTGCAATCTATTTGCAAATTCGACAATAGGATCGGGACGATTAAAGGAGTCTGGAGACAAGAAAGTACGTTCGACAATTTTACCGGTTGCGTCCTTGACCTTCAATCCATAATGGAACTTCAGCTCAATAAAGCTGAATTGATCAGGGTTGAACTTATAAGGAACAATACGAATGTTGTGGATTCCGGGTTCAGGCTTCCAAACAGAAGAAGTTTTGTTGTTAACGTTTTGAATAGAGTTAAGAATGCTCTTAATTTTATTTGATGGTAATGCCATAATTTTTTAATTTATTAATTGTTAAGTGTGTATTAGATAATGATAGTCTCACTAAAGACAGTGCATCATTTAATACACGTATAAGTATAGAGTGATTTTCAAAAACCACAAGAAAATTTTTCGTATAAAAACTAACGAAGACTATAAAAAGTCACAGCGTAACAATGTCTACCAACTTGAGACCAACCACCTTGACACCGATATCCGTAGTCAAAATCAAAGAGTTTCTGTATAATTCCCAATTGAGTTGATATGTTTTATCAAATACTCCATTGTTTTCGTCTGTAATAAGTCTATTCATTCCATTTAAAGTATACAATGTATTATACATTTTTTTGCGATGTATACTAATGGTGTTTGGAAATTTGCCGACCGTTGTATTGCTACAGTCAACATTGTATGTGAGATAATATTCTTTTAAATTTTTTACATTTGCAAAAATAAAAAGTTTATTTTCTAAAATTGTATAAAAATTCGAAATTTTAGAGAGCAATAACGAATAATCTCCATTATTCGTAAATGTGCATAAAAGTTGTTTTTCTCTCGTTAACATGGCAATATAATTTGTTGTTTGCGATCTGCCACATACCACAAGCGACCAACTTTTTCACCATCCGATGTATACCATATATTGTTCTTTGAGTAGAAACCAAATGCAATTGCTTCGGATAAAGTATATGACTTTCCTTCAGTCTTTAACATTTTTTCCACCGCATTTGCGTCTGCCGCTCTTTCTTCTGGTGTACGATTATCAGCATTTACAGGAGTAACATCCGCAGATTGCGTTGTAGCAACTGACTGTGTAACGGGTGCTTGTGTGGGCGCAGCGGGTTTAGCAACAGTTGCAGGCGCAACTGCTTGTTGTGCTGGTGCTTGTTGTGCTGGTGCTTGTTGTTGAGGTTGTGTTTCAGCACCAAAAATATTTACCTGTGCTGATTTTGGATTTCTCTCAAAATGAGATCCTCTAGCAATTGCACGTTGTTTGTGTTCGGCTGAAGGAAATGTTACCAACAAACCATCTTTATTATAAGCTTGTCGCTCTGGAAATCTACCCGCTTCTGCCAATTTGTTGCTGGCAGCAATAGCGGTATCTTCAGAAATACCTTCTTTTACTAGATATTCACGAAAAATAGACAAATGATCATTGTTTAATACATCAAAAATACCTGTGTCTAAACGAGGATCAATTGCGACCGCTTCCAAAACTTTATTATAGATTTCTTTCATCCATAATAAATATATTTGAAAAATCCATTATTATACACTTATTATGTGCATTTCATTATAATTGTTTCCTTTATAACATTTTACAGGAAAATTATTGTTAGGTGACATAATATGTTTGATTTGCTTCAATACGTCAACGCCATCTTGATTGCTTACATCAAAAAGCACAGAATCATATGTATACAAAACGGGTTTGGTTAGTTTATTTTTTAGATGTACTACCAAATCACGCAATACAGCAGTGTTGTACTCCGTTTCGGTTGCCTGTAAAATATAATTAAACAGCTTATTTGGATTTGGTTCACTGATGTTGTTTGGAGTGATACGCCGCTTATATATTGGCGTTTCGACATATCCATGTGTTGAAAAATGATTCCATCTGTGTTCAATGTAGTCTTTGATTTTTACAAAGAATGGAATGTGGGCATATTTTTCTGGAATATTACCATACAACAGTTGAAATGTAGTTGTTTTTGCCGTCTTCAATTCTTCATCAGATAATGTCTCTTTGGTGAAGTACGATTGACCCAAATAATTGTAAACATCGTCAGGAAGATTGTAACGTACCAATTGTGCAATCAACCGTGGATGATATGCACTATAGTCAATCATAAACAAATATCCATCGTTTCCATAACGACTAACAAATGCAGATCTACAACCGTCGTCTTTTTTGAGAGCGGCATAATTGATGTTACCAAATCGGTTACTTGGCCGACCTGTGGATGTAAACAAATTATACTCAGTGTGAGCAAATCCGTTTTTGATCTTGCATTCCTTATGCCCAAAGTGTTGTTGAAAAACCAATTCATCAACTTTCAATCCGTTCGATTCAATAGATTGAAAGCTTTCGACAATTTCAGTATTAATACGATTGAAAATTTGATCGATATTTAATCCACGAATACGTGCCAATGCACTGTCCGCTAAATTTTCGAAACTAGCGATATGCACTGACAGTGGAATAACACAATTCAAATCACTATATTTGCCATACATGTGTTTATAAAAGGCATAAACATTTGATTGATACTGAGTTATATCAGCAATTTCACCTGTTTCCATGTAGTCGTAAACTTGAATATCTTTCAATTTCAAGACTGGCAAAAAATGTAAGGTCTTTTTCTTATCGAATGTCCAGATATTTGTATTTAGCTTATTCAAGTCCGTTGCAAGTCGAACTTTATCAATATTCCATACACCATCTGGATGATTTACACTTAATGTAAAATCTCTACCATCGGTGATACTTTTAATAAACACTGCACACAATTCGTCTACAACAGGATGATATCGTTCATCACATCCCAATGTATTGACAATTAAATCGTGCTGATTGTAATTATCAAGAAATTTTAGATATTCTTTTTCACTATCTATGATCATTCACTGACAATACAGCAGGTGCTGCCGCATGTCAATCTTTTCTAGGCTTGCTGTATTGCGTGTAGTTTGTAATAAAATTTTTTAGACTTGGCATGGTTTGTGCTGCTACACTTATTTCTTTGAAATTTTTTTCGTAAATGCCTTGTTCATAAAGCTTTCCGTTGACATACACATTTCTTTCAGGTCCGATTAAATGCCATGTTACTATAACTTTATTAAACAAATTTTTTTGAATGTTATTGTAATTTTTACTAGAAACTTCAATTATTGATGTATCGTTTATTTTATGAACAAAATAACGATATGCAAATCCGTTTTTATAATCTGAATCATTTACAACAAATGTATAAAATTTTGGATATTCATAGTTTTGTACACCTATTGAATTACCAATTAGATTATAGGTATTAATATCAATCATATTATTTTAGATTTGTTATTGGTACATCATTTGTTGATTCAAATGCTTCTTTACCATTTGTGTATTCGTAATTTACACCTACTGTGTTTTTTAATTTTGCTCTTGGTCGTATTCCTGCTTTTATTGTTGTTATCCATTCACCATTTTGAATAGAATGTGTCAAATCAATAATTGAAAAAATGACATCTTCTGGACTATATGGTTTTGGTAAATTTTTGATACTAAAACATTGAAACGTTCTCAATCCACTAATTCCTTGTAATACCAATTCACATGTAAAATTTGGTTGTTGTCCACCATATATATTAATATTGTCTTCATAGTCACCACAATCCATTAGAGACAACAATAAATTTTTGCTTGGCAATGCAAGATTAACCACTTCATAATATTCATCTTCACTTACATATTTTAAAGTCATCGCAAATGCACCTGCTACTCTACCATATTTTTGAAGTTGTTTTATTAAATCGGCAGATTCATTAATAAAAGTTTTTTTTGTCTCTGGTTCAAGTTGATTAACTCCCAAACGATCACCAAACTTAAAATCTGGTAATTGTGTGGCGGTTGATTGCCCTGTATTTTGTCCTTGATTGTTTGATGATCCAGCAATAACTTGTGTCATCTGAGCATTACTAGGAGTTACAGTGAATGACAGTGATTTAATGCAGCTATCCGAACTAATATCAAATTGATATAAATTTTGATATACCTTTTTAGAAATAAATTTTTTATCAATTATTCTTAGTTTATTTTCATCTTCAATTACAGCCAATTCCCACAATCCTGCGGATGCTGCTGAAACTGTCTGCAATAAAGAATTTAAAAAATCTTCCGCAGTTTTTGCATCTTTTGCAGCGTTTATAATAACATTTACATGAACAAATAAATCTTTCAAATAACCCCAATATCCCGCTTTTTTTTCATTTCCTTTTACTGTGTAATCGTTCATTTGAGGAAACGCAGCATCATAAGGATCCAAATCATTATTAAAAAAATTATAACGAAATCTATTAATAATATAATCGATGTTGTTTCTGTACGCACCATTATTAGCTTTAACTTTTTCAACTGGAGCATATCCAGTCTTAAATATTTCATACAATTTTTTGTTGTAGGGCAACATATCAGGTCCGGCTTTTTCAAAACTTGCTGCTGTTTTGTATGATGTTTGTGATTGTAATTTGTTGCTTATTGCACTTTGATAATCTGTTACCCACAATTTATATCCTAGATTAAATTTAGGTGCAGTTGGATTTGGTATTAATATTGTATAACCGTCCGTGCTTATTAAATTTGGATGCGCTCCGATTGCTACGTCATTAATATCAAATGTAAACAATTCAAATTTTGGATCATTTGATGCTTTTGTAGCTATATTCTGTCCTATAAATAGGTTTATAAGTTCAATTACAAATCCCATTGTTACCCATGTATCATCAGGTGAGGTACTATCCCAGTCAATATCTTTGTCTGGTTGCCCATATGTTTCCGTGTCACTACCGACAAGCAATGGATCATTTTGTACTTTATTGCGTGCTATAAAAATTCGATTTTCTTTTTTTCCATTATAAAAATTTTTTATAAGATCTGTATTGTCATATGGTATTCCATTTGGATCTTTTGCATTAAGTTTATTTTCTTCATCAACAGTTAATGGTTCGAAAAAATTTTTACCGGTTCCCTCCAAACACTTTGCGACATTTTTTAGTCTTTGATTACAAAATTCATATAATGAAGGTTTTGTAAGCATGTTTTCTGTTTTTTTATTTACTACGATACTAGAATTTTTTGGAGATTCATTTAATAAGGCACCTGTATGATTTCGATGTTTAGAATATATTTCAGTTTTACAATCATATGTCATACCGTCTTGTGTGCCGAACTCAAAATTGGCGATACTTCCAAATGTTGAATCATACATACCATTTGAGTCCAATGTTTTTTGATACAACGGAGTTCCATCTACCCATAGCTTCTTTAACAAATCAGTATCTTTTAAATCTAGTAAACATTGTTGATTAAATAAATTCCACCCAAATTCGACAATTAAACTAATACCCGGTGTTAGAAAATAAGGCGTCATATACTCCAATTGAGCAAAACTATAACATTTCCAATTGATTGTTACTTTTCTAATGCGCTCTTTTTGCATGCTTGCGTCTATAGAAACAATGCCCGGTGGGGGTAGTAAAATTGGAACGTTTCGAGTTGGACTTCCTTTTAATGTAACTATATTAGGATTTTTAACATCCAAGTCCAATCTGTGTTCTTTTCCTTTTGTATCATAACCGAGTATATTTGTTTGATATGGTGAGCCGTTGTCTGTTAAGTTTAGTTTACCAAATGCATCATGAAATCCCTGTCCACCATATAAAATGAACCCATCATATTTTTGAGAATTTGATAATGTTTTACTAACACCCGTACCATTACTCGTAATACGAACCCATGCACTTAATGGACCACGATAATTTTTGTAATTAGACCAACTATTGTCTGTGTCAATATGATTAAATCCCTGATCCAAAATTCTACGATACAACTCGCGTCTAATTGGATTTGGAATATGATGTGGAACCCACGGTCTATTATCTAGACTTTCAATATTTTGTGCCATAACTTATGAATTGATGAGATTATAATCGTTGATAATTTTTATTACGTTACCCGGTATTCTTAATTGTAATCCAGCAGGTACACTCAAACGACCTTTACCAATATTATTTGCCAATGCTATAATCCACCATAAACTTGTGTCATTATAGTATTTGTATGCAAGCGTGTCAAGATACATAGTTTCATTGGTTACAATATAAAAATCAGAACTATCAACAGCAATCGATGGATATAAAACGCTTTTATATACACGTTTTCCATCAAAGCGAGTGTCAATTTTTGCTACAGAATATCGATTCATAATTATTTAACTAATAGATTTGATGAAAATGTACCTTGATTTGATGAAGTTATATAATATGGATCAGTACGATATACAGATCCAAAGTGTGCGCCACCAACAATTGGTTTTTCCTTTTCCAATAAATTCATAGACACACTAAAATCTACAGTTCTTGGTAATTGAGCATACTTATTTTTGCTTTCAGTCCATTGAATAACATTATTTAAATATGTCCAATCATGTTTATTTGCATAAGTTTCATCCAATGTTTCCCAAGCAGCATCATCTGGAACACTAAAACCAATACTTGTTATCAATCCCGGCTGATCAACATATAAATCACCGATTGTAAACTTAACTATTGGTGGTATAATAAATCTTGAAAATGTCAACAAATCAGTCTCATTTTTTGCAGTATAATTTGCCGGTTTAACAAGACTGACAAAGTAATTAATTTTTTGCCAAGTTGCCGCAAATTCTTTTATGCTTGAAATATTAACTGTGAAACTAAAAGATAATGATCGTGTAAATCCTTTGTATGTATACAATTTATCAGCGCGACCCAAGTAGCTTACATCATTCCATTCTGCGGTTGCACTTTCGCTTATACCTTTAAACACAGATCGAAATGGAAGATATCGATCATTGACAATATCATGAAAATAAAAAGCAATCAAATCATCTGTGGATGGATCGTATAATTTACCTGTTTTAGATCCTTCACCATTGGTTGCAAAATCCGATCCGTTTATTACACCAATTGTGTTGATTTTATCAGATCTACCGGCACCTGCAAATCCATAATGTTCGTTTTCTGAATTGCCATCTGGTACAGGGTCGATTGTTTTAATATTTGCAAATCTAGTTGCTGTTAAATACTTAAATTGTTTATCAAATCCTTGATCTTTATTGGTTACTCGGTCAATATAATCATATCCATTGGTTCCTCCCATAGCTTCGCTAAATTGAGGAAGCGGACTGTGTGTATAACCATTATCAGGATTCAAATCATAATACATGTTGCTTGAATTGATATCTTTGGTTTGCAATCCTTTTAATACGCGATCTAAATTTTCTTTGATATCTTTTACTCTAGCATCATTTGGATCGTTTAGTTTAGAACGATTTGAAAAATATTTACCACCATCTTTTACATTTTTTGTAAGACGATCTGTGTAATAAGCATAGTTAACAACTTGATCGGAATGTTCCAATGAATCTTTTTGACTGCCCTTTAACACCCATTTATCATGTCCAACATATGTTGTATATGATGAACCCTTTTCATCTTGTGGATTGAAATCTGTGATACCAAAACTTTTGTTTTGTATAGTGCCAGTGTTGCCAGAACTTATATCAATACCTTCGTCTGGTTTAATAAAATATGCATAACGAACATATGACAATGGCGTTTTTTTGTTTGTAATTTCTTTGCCGCTCCAAAAACGTTGATAAACACCAATTGGTATAGTACCATCACTTTTGAAATTGTAAAACTTAGATTGGTCTGCCATCATGCGACCATATGTTTGTTCATCAGCACGATATTGAAAACTTCCCGGTTGTCCAACAGGAACAAATGTGCCTTTGATGCTATTGAATGCATTCTTCAAATAACCACCAACTGTTTTTAAAAATCCACCGCCAGCGTTGTTGCTGCCTTCGGCCCATTTTTGACTCAGTGATGTAAATCCAGATGTTGCCGTTACACCACGCAACATACCTTTGTAAGCATTTGGGGCTAATTTTGATTGAGTAGATAGTGCATTACCGTTAGATGCAGCAACAGTTGTGCTAATTGGTCTAGGTGAACTACCAAATCCTAAAGCAGATGCAAAGCCGCCACTCAAATCAAGATGACGTGTTGGTGTTTGTATTAGTCCAAATGATGCACGACTTGCAACTGACAAGATAGGCATTGCTGGATTATAAATTCTTGTTTCGTTGAACGCGTTCTGACCTTGCAACAAAAATTGCTTTGCAATGAAAATTACACCTGTTCCAGTCAATTGCCATTTTGTAATACGTTCTACATCTTGTAATGGTGCTCCAATACTTGGAACAGCACCTTTTAATGCATTAATACCTTTTGTTCCTGTATTTGGATTGAAACTAATAAATGGTTGTCTTGGTCCAAATCGTAGCAATCCTACTTGTCCAGTCTTTGCGCTAAACTTGTTGTAAATAACATTGCTATTGGCATTAAAAAGATTGGCCAATTCACCCGGCTGACGACTGTTGTTGAAATCGCTTGGCAATGTATAACCATTACCAATTATTTGTGTATTGGTTGTAGTTATCACTCCATCTATGTTATTATTGTTTGCCATATATAATAAATATTAAATTGCTCCAAATGCACCACGTTCTTTTTGTGCTTTTGCTAATAACATACTTGCTTTTGTTCCATCAATGTTTACAGCAATACCACCATTTGACATTAATGTAATTAACTCATCTAGTTTTGCTACAACTTGTTTGTTTCCTTCCGCAATGATTGTACCAATATCAGATCCTTTTGCAGTGCCTCCGCCTGCTTCTTCTTTGCTACCAAATACAACTTCTGACATCTTTGGTAGCTTTGGACCACCAAATAAACCACTAACAAAATTAAATGCTGTTCTAAATGGTAATGTCAATGCATCCAATAACATTCCGCCAACAGATTTAATACCTTCTAAAATACCAAGACCAAGTTGAGATGGAGATTTGCCTACAAATATTGATGATACCCACTCATATGCTATTTTAAATGGTTCAATAATAGTATCCAATAAAGCTAATCCAATTGCTTTTAAACCACCCAAAATTCCCTTTGGGGTTTCATTCCAACGATCCATTAATTTACCTATAAATGTAAATAAATTTATAATAACTCCGACTGGTCCTAAAAATCGTCCAAAAATACGCAGGGTGGATCCAAATATTTTAAATATGGAAACTCCAAATTTTCCAATACTACCAATTGTTTTGATAAATGGTCTTGCAGAAAGTGTTAATTTTCCAAAAAAATCACCAATTTTTTGTAAAAGACCAAATCCATTCGTCAATCCGATAAAAATGTTTTTTCCAACTGACCAAAAAAGACCAAATGCGGGTGCTAAATTTGTAATACCTTCGTTGATCATTGGTAAATATTTGATACCAATATCTAATAAGTTGTCAGTCAAACGTTCAATTACATCTGTTACTGGTTTTGATAATTTACTCATCAACTTGTTAAATTCATTAGATAAAATATTTATCTTTTCTTGATTCATTTTATTTCGAGCGTTTGCTTCTGCAATTTTTCCAACATCTTGAATTTCTTCTTTACGTGCTCGTTTTAATTGATCAAATTTTTCTAATTGTGCTTTTAATTGTTCGTTTGTTCCTTTGCGAACAGATTCAATTTGTTGATCTGCTTGCAACATTTCTTGCAATTCCTGTAAACTTTTGCCGCTTGCTTTTGCGAATGCTTCAGCTTGATATGGGTCCATTCCGTCAAAATTTACTTGTTTTGCAATACGCAATATTTCTTGATTTGCAGCAACGAAATCTTTACGATATGCTAAATTACGTGCCTGTTCAAAATTGATATCTTTACCAAGCAAAACACTTGCTTCCATTTCGTCGGCAATACTTGTTTGAAAATCCAATAACTTTTTAGCAGTATTTGCCATATTTTGCATCGTTGTACCCATTAAACGTGCTTGAACTGCTCCTTTTATTAAATTTTCTGCGCTACGTCCTGTAAAAATACGAACGTCATCTCCAGCTTCAGCAACATCTTTCATTACAAATGGCATTGGCACTCCTGCTGCATTTGATAGCTCTTTTGCAAATCCCATCATTCCTTCTTGTGCTTGAATTGTAGTACCTGCAACTGAAGACATTGTTTTTAGGAATTTTACCGAATCTGTTTCTGCAATACCAAATTGCGCTGCCATTACACTTACATTCGTAACTAAATCTTTACTAGATGCAACAAACATACTGAATTCGTTTGCAATAGCAGTTGTAGATGCGGCAACTTGTTCAAATGAAATGCCCAAATTTTGTAATTCAATTCCTAAGTCTTTTACATTTTTTTGTAAAATATCAAAATCACCTCTCAATAAGCCCATACTTTTACGCAATGAAAAAGCTACTTTGTCATATTCCAAAAAGTTAGTTACACCTTTTTTTAATACGTCTGTCCAATTTAAACTTTTATTTTTAATATGTTCACCCAACTCACCCATTTGATCTAAAACACCAGATGCAATAGATGCGAGTTTATTTTGATTTTTTAATTTTTCAATATATTCCTGTTCAATGTCAACTAGTTTTTCTTGTTCTCTAACCTGATTCAATGAAGTTTGATAAATTGCATTAGCAACTATTTGTTCGTTTTTGGCAGCAAGTGCTTTCTTTGCAGCAGCATTTAATTCTCTTTCTAATTTTCTTTGAAGTGATTTAGATCCGCTTGCTATTGCTTCATTATGAGCTTTTGTTACTTCCTTTAGATTTTTTTCAGCAGCTAAATTTTTGATATTTTTATCAACCAAATTAGTTGTATTCTTATTGTGATCTAATAAAGTGCTACGCAACTCATTTTCAAACTTTTGTCGTTGTTGAGTTCTAACATTTAATTTTTCTTGCAGATTTGCAAACAAACCCATTTCTCTTAAACTATGACCAATATTATCTGTTATATGATCATATGGAATACCAGTTGCTTTTGCAGCAATTGCGATTTCACGTTGAATATCACGTTGCTCTTTTAACTGATCAACAGTTTGCTTTGCAGCTAAAGCTTGTTTTTCTTGCAAACGCAAGGCTTCTGCAATAGCTTCAGGTGTTGTTTTTGGATCTGCCATAAATTAATGATTATATAGATATAAATATGGCATTAAGTTTGTTTTTACAAAATTAACGACTATTAATATTCGGCTTGGCGATCTTTTGTGGAGGCTCGCCTTTGTTTTCATAAGACTCTGCCTCTTTTGTTTTGGCATCAACAAGCAATTTATAATAATAATTGCGAAGATATACAGGTAAATGATATCCTGTGGTCAAGTCACAAAGATGACCATAATATGCTAACTCAAACAATTGTTTGTGAATATAAAGTTTATAATCCAGATTCAGGCCAAAAAAATTGTACCGTCATTGGTACACCTACTCTTTCTTCAGCCTGACAATGTTCACATACAAAATTGAAATTCAAATCGATATCAGGGGACATAGATCGAATGAATTTACGAAGTTCTATACTATCTCTTGATAACAACTCACTGTCAACAAATTGACGAATGTATGCTTTATCATTGTTTCCATTAACAGAAACAATGATGTGTTTTAAACGAGTAGTTACTTCGCTACTAGTTTTTCCAATTTTTGCAAGTCCCTTCAATTCGTTTTCAATTTCAGTATCGTCTTTGTTACTAAGAATTTTTACTTTCAATACATGTTTTGAATAAGGAAGAACAAATTCAAAAAAATTGACACCTTTTTGTTTGTTACTGAAATCATATTCTTTTGTTTTGATTTCACTCAAATCAATTGTAACATCATTCTTTTCTCTACATGCATTGCATGTTACTTCGATTGGACCGTAACTATCACCATATGCCAAACGACGAGCAGCAATAAACAATGCATTTTTATCACCTGTAAGAAAATTATCAATTTTAATACTTTTATCAATAATTAAAGATTCTAATAACTTATCTAATACAATTCCTTTTTTGAAAAAAGACTCATTGGTAAGAATATCTTCTTCTTTTGCCGTCATCATTTTCAATTCAACAGATCCCTTACTAAGTGGATCATCAGGCGAATAAAAATAACCTTTGCTTGGCAATTCTACAATTTCAGTAGGATATTTGGTTTCAGTTTTAGCTACAGGTGCTTGTGGCGTTGGTCCTGCGCTAGATGGTCTTGTAATTGGAATAATTTCGTCACTCATAACATTTTATAACAATACATATACGATACTTTAAATTTTTAGATATTTTATTTTGCAGCCGTTTGCATTTTGTTTGCAGTTGTTTTACGCAATTTAGCAGCAGCTAATTGATCTTTAAAGTTTTGGGTTTTATCTCGTAATGCTTCTTTTTCTTTAGGATCATTCGCTTGACGTTCTTGATTTGATGCGTTTCTAATTTGTAAGTTTAAGGCAGTTATTTCAGCGTCAGCAACTTTTCTATCTGCTACCGCTTTATTTTTTACAGCAATCTGAACTTTAGGATCGGATGCCACTGGATTTGTTATATCTTGCTCCGATAAAATTTCATTCAAGCATTCTTGAATTATAGATTTTAAATAATTGCGGGTTATTTTCATATAATAATAAATAGTACAAAACAAAAAATCCTCTTGATTTTGTCAAGAGGATTTCCAATAGAACAAAGAACAGCAGTAAATTAGTATTGAAGAACGCAATAATCTACAGAAAGCGTAAGATTGACGCTCAAATGTTCGCCGCTATCTTTCCAGTCTAATTCACCAAAATCAGCATTTGTGATGAACGCACCAACTAATTTCCATTCTTCGACTTTATCGCCAACTGGTCCCAATACGTTAACTGTTAAATCTTTTTTATAGAAATCTGCATAACCATCACGACCTGTTACAGATTCGTGTGATAAACGTACCCATTCCATTACGGCTTGGGCACCACTTGGTACAATAGCATCATACAATTCCATAGTAACGTCATCCCAAGTGGTTTTACCCTTGTAATAACGTTGAATGTTGATGTGGTCCAATACTTTCTTTTCGCTCTTTACTGTTGGACGTTTAAATTTATAAATCAAAAAGCTAGGAATGCCATCCATATAAAGGATAAAGCGATTTTTGACTTTTGGTTCAAAACTTGTGAAAAAGATTTCGTTTGAATTAAGTAGATCTGCCATAGTATGTTGTCCTTATTATTCTATTGTTCTATATGTATAAATATTTAAAAAAATGCTTTTTTACAAATTATTTATTATTTTTTATATCTTCTTGCTTGACTGAAACTTGAGAATCATACAATTTATTTACTGTATTTTTCAATTGATCTATAAATCCTCTGCTTCTTAGTGTTTTAAATACAATATTTTCTGCACTATATTCTCCAGTTTTGCTCAATCCTGCTTCTCTCATATTGTATAACATTTTTAATACGTTTTTAAGTTTATCTAAATTTTGTTCTTGTATTGCCTCTTTAATTTGCAATACCATGTTTGTATATTTTTGTTGAATCAATTTGTTATCTAATACCACTCTAATTTTTTGTGGCATCAACACCCATTTGTTGTTCAATACGCTATACACACCAGTAGATCTATTCTTTTCATTAACATCTTGAATATACACCTCAACTTTACGACCTTTTATTGTAACATTATGATTTTTGTTCCAATTAGATTTGAGTGCATCTACCAATTGCTTAGTTAAATCAACATCACTGTTGATTTTTTTAAAATCAATAACAACATGCAAATCAATGTCACTAGTAGGACTCCAATTATAATTGGCACTACTACCCAACATATAAACATCTTCGATTGGAGCTTCCAATTCCGTTTCTTTATAAAAATCTTGTGCGATTTTTAATAAAGCTTCTCTGATTTCTGGCTTCAATGTGTTGCTGTCTTGCCAAAGATCAGGATTCAGAGTGTTGTTATAAATTCTTATTTTCATACGTTTGACCAACTATAACCGTAGGTTTCATTTTGAGTATTTATAACATCGTTTAATTTATTGATTGTTTCTTCTGCATTGCGATGCAAAATACCAATTCCATTTTTTACAGTCCATTCACTAATGTTGCTGTATAAATCGTCTATTAAAATATCACCGGGACGTGCGTATTTTTGTTTTTCATGGCTACTGTTTACGACAATGGTTTCAATCGGTCCCAAATGATCTGCTACCCATTTCTTTTTTCCATTGATAGCCATTGTTCCTGTGTTACGAGTACTTCCGCTCGTTAGCACCTTTACGTTTTTGTTTGAAATTGCCGACCAAAGTTTTGTTCCATCAGGCATCCAATTTAAATTTTCCCACCATTCTTGGCCGTATGAATTGATTAATTTCCACAACTTATCAACACCATGCTTTTTAACATAGTCATATTTATCTATTCCGTCTGAAATGTCTTTGAAGCCACGATCAAAATCTACCAGTACACCATCCAAATCAACATATATGATACGGCTCAAATCTTGCTCTAATAAATTAGCGTCTGTAACTTCTTTTAAAATATCCTGTAGATAGATCATAAATAAAAAAACTCATCGTGTGTAAATAAACTTGACACACCCACTATAATAAGTATATGTACATCACTATAACATAAACATTTAATTTTAGTCAATTGAAATAATTGGTTCTATAATAATTTGATTGTAAGTAAAATTATCATAATATTCAAATTCAAAGGAATTTTCAATATTCCATGCTAATACAGTCATTTTTGATCCCATGTATGTTTGACCGTAATCTGGACCACTTTCCACATGATTTAGATTATTATCATCATACATTTCGTGAATATTCATATATTAAATAAATATCATATTGTAAATTGTAAAAACAAAAAAACCACATAATATGTTATGTGGTTTTGATTATAACAAATTTATTACTACAGATGTTTATTACTTTGGAGTAAATGTACCATCTTTCAAAGAAAGATTTCCATCTCCATATTTTGAAGCAATGTCATTCATCCATTTTTGTTCATCTTGTTGAATTACAGCAAATTCTTCCTTTGCTTTGTTTTCAACATCAGCAAGATTTTTAATTTTTTCATCAAGTGCAATTCGTTCCAAGTAAAATTGTCCAAATTGAAACACTTTTTCTTGATAACGCGATTGAATAGTTTGCAATGATAATAACTCCGATTCTTCTAATTTAATTGAATTCATATCTTATATAATAGTTTTGAAACTAAAATAGTTTTTATTTTATTTTATGTATTTTTCTGTAGCCATATACTATAATAGTAATATCCAAGTCCTGCCAAAATAGATTTTGTTTGCTCAACAGTGAATTGATGTGCGACACCATCTTTATCAACTATATCGATTGGCGTTGTTAAATTAATTGTATTTAAATTTAACATTTCATTTAGTAATGTTAATAGTTGATTCCAAGCAACTCTATCTGTATCTCCTATTGCTAATTTAATGTTTGTGTTTGGAATTTGATATCCTGCGTTTAACAATGTATTATATAATTGTTCTTTTTGTAAAATTAATAAATTTGCCGCTTCATCATCTAATTCTTGTTGAGTTTTATCAACTACAGTGTATGTTCTTTTCCATTTTTTATCATTCAAATCAGCAAAATAATCTGAGCATTCTAACTTTTGCGTAGCTGTGTTGTATGAAGGAATAATATCTTCTTCAACTTCTAATTCTACTATATCATCTGGAAGAATACTGGGTTTTCCATCTACTAAATATCGACCATTGCGAATCGGTCCCGGCGTTTGCGTAGCTGTATTATATAATAATGTATACATTTTAATTTTCCTCCCACCATTTTTTCCAATTTATATACTTATCCTTTTGTTCATCAAATTGCATATGTAACGCTACTGAAGGAATAGGTGTAAATAAATATACATTCTCTCTCCATATTTTGTTGATAGTAGTTCCTTCGTGTATGTTATACGCATTTCCAAAAGGAGTCATGTATAAATATGCCATTTTATAAAAAGAATCCCAATTTTCTCTTATTATATCAGGGTTGCACATGAATGTAAATGTAGAATAACAATTCAATCGCCAATGTCTGTTTTGCCCCAATACAATTCGTGTAAGCTCAATAAAATTAGGTTTGTAATTATCTGGATCATCAAATGGATGTATTGCAACTTCAGAATCTAAATTATTTTTAAACTCTATATATGAATCAACCATTTCTGGTACTGCACTCTTACAATGCAAATAATCATCTTCTACTAAATACACTAAATCAGATGTAGATTGTTTAGCAATTTCAAGTTGTTTTACCATACTTGCATTATTACCAAATTTTTCTAGATTAACTAATTCATAAGTTATATTGTAATCATAAAAATATGATTTTATTTCTGATAAACTACTTTCTTTTGAATGATCATCAATCCATACTACATTATAACAGATATTACGCAATGTTGATACAGATGCCAGTAATGATTTTACACATTTAAGCATTACTTTTGATTTAGACTCACCACAATATCGTAAACGTTCTGGTTCATGAACATTGTTACCATCATGTGTTCTTAATATAATTGTCAAATTCATTTAATTTAAATTTTATTTTTTCCATTGGTTCGTGCCAATTAGACTTGTTAGTTTGTCTAAATAGTGTTGTGTTCTTGTAATATGGTGTTTTTTCTGATGGAAGTGCCCATAAAAAATACGGCAAAATTGGAACAAGAATCCATGTTTCAACACCCATTGCACTTGATAAGTGTGGAACGGATGTGCAGGAACTAATAATCAAGTCGCATTTTTCAATTGCATTTTTGGTGTCCATCCAAGTGTTTAAATTTTGTTTTTCTACCCAAGATGGACACATATCAGACTCTTCATCTCGTTGAAGAGATATATAATTATAGTTAGTATTATATACACTTTCAAAAAACAAGTCAAGTGGAAATTTTCTATGTTGTTGATGTTCAAATTTCGGATTGCCAGACCATTTTAAACCAATCGTAATTTTATTTGAATCTATAGATTTTTTTTTAAAATCTATATATGGTTCATTTGAAATATTTTCATATTCATATTGTAAAATAGATATCACTGACATAGAAGGAACCCAACAATCAACATTATAAAAATAACTAATTTGATCATGTGAAATAACTTTACATGTAGTATTGTTTGTAAAAAGTTCTACCAAACCAGCGTCACACGCAACTATAACATCATTATTCATTTTTTTAATAACGTTTGCATATCTAAAAAAATGAATTTGGTCTCCCAATCCACCTTCCAGATAAAATAATACAGTTCCTGATTTTTTTCCATTCCATATAGGAAGTGGTAAGTTTGGATTGTTTCCAAAAACATTAATTAATCTACCTCTATCCAATAATCGATGCCCTTCCAACAACTTTCCTTCTTTCATTTTAAACCATCCACGATTAAATGCCGCTCTGTGGTTCATTGGCTGCTCACGCTCAAGTTTATCAACTAACATTTTTGCATTTTCAAAATCTCCATTCAATGCATAATCTAATTGCAATTGAATATCTTTTATTGGTTTTGCACTTTCATATTTTAAATTCCAAAATGTTGTTTGATCGTACTCATCATAAAATTCAGATAATATTTTTTTAGAATCCAATTGTAAGATATATTTTAAAAATGTTGTGTCATACGAAAAATGTTCAATTCCAAGAATACTATGAATGTTGTTCATAATATATTGTGGATTATTTATTAACTCGTCATACGAAATAATAAAATAATTGTTTTTATTTTCAACCAACATTTTATAAAAATTGCTTATTAAAGCATAACTTTGTTTTAATTGAATAATTTCAATAGATGTGTTTAAAAAATTATATAAGTTATTTTCCATTTGATTTTTGTGAACAATAAATGCCGCAATATCAGCGGTTTCACGAACTACAATAAAATTAATTTTTTTTGGAATTAGAGAGTTTTCATTTTTAATAAATTTTATATTTTTTAATATCGAATGTTGATCGAATAAAGTTTCTAATATAAATTCACCAGAATATAATATACCCGTAAATAAAATATCTGTTATCATGTTATGATTTTAAAAAAACCGTTAATCGTATTTGTTCTGCGCCGATTGTTTCCCAACCAGTTAAAGCACCAACTTGAACTGGTGAACTACGAGGAGCTGTATCTAATATACCTGATATATATCCACCAATTGCTCCATTTAAATTTTGAACGCCCCAATTCCACAATGTTCCATCTGATCTTATAGCAAATGAACATTCATAACCAGTGCCAACTTTTGTCCAATTTGAACCAGTACCAATTTGAACAGGAGAACTTCTATTTATTATATTGTTTTGTCCAAGTTGTCCATATGCATTACTTCCCCACGCCCACAGTGTTCCATCTGTTTTTAACGCAAGTGTGTGCAATTGATTTGTGCTAACAATTCTCCAATTTGAACCAGTACCAATTTGAACAGGAGAACTTCGATTCACAATATCACCTATACCCAACTGCCCAGATGTATTAAGTCCCCAACCCCATAATGTTCCATCTGTTTTAAGTGCAAGAAAATGCCCCTCGCCACCAAACGAAGCAGACCAATTTGTATCAAGTCCGAGTTGAACTGGAGAAGTTGTAGAAACAACACTGTTATTACCCAATTCTCCAACTGTATTATTTCCCCACGTCCATATCGTATTATTTGTTTTTATAGCCGCTATTGTAACTGTTTCGACGTTACCGTTTCTATTTGCCATTCCAACATTAAACCAGTCTGTTAGTGCTCCTATTTGTGAAGCGGCTCCATTACTCAAAAGAAATAATCTATTTGAAGCATCAATTGCATATGCTGTAACTCCACCTACATCATATTTTCCAGTCCAATCTGTTTTGGAACCTATCTGAACAGGAGAACTTCTAAAACCTGTACTATTGTTTGTTGCCCCCCAATTCCAAAGTGTACCGTTGGATTTTCTGGCAATTACTATCGGTGGTACAACTTGACTAATATTCTGTCCGCCACGAAGATGTGTCCATTTTGTTGTTGATAATTGAGTCATAGATGAACGATATGAAAGTGGCACTGCAAGAGATCCGTATTGATTAGACCCCCATGTATAGAGTTCATTATTAGAATTAATTGCAACAGTACCCACTATAGTGGCGTTGATATTTTTTGTCCAATTGGATGCTGTTCCGATTTGAACCGGAGAACTTCTGTGTGCAGTGTCTCCCAAACCCAACGCTCCGTTACCATAAATTCCCGTTGCGTTTATGTTATTTAATCCCCAACTCCAAAGTGTTCCATTTGTTTTAACAGCAAGACTAAAATTGTATCCACCAACTACATATTGCCAATCAGATCCAGTACCAACTTGCACAGGAGAACTTCTATTTGTTGTGTTGTTTGTGCCTAATGCACCATATGTTGAATTATTTCCCCATGCCCATAAAGTTCCATCTGTTTTAACGGCAAGTGTATGACTGTTACCACACGCCACATACGACCAATTTGAAGCAGTGCCAACTTGAACTGGCGAACTTCGATTTAAAACGTTATTAATTCCCAACTGTCCTGTTGTATTGAGTCCGCATGCCCACAAAGTTCCATCTGATTTTACAGCCATTGTGTGGTTCATAAAATCAAGCACTTGCCATGTTGATCCACTTCCGAATTGCACTGATGCTGTACTATATGATACTGTATTGTTCTGACCAAGTTGGCCATACGTATTGTCTCCCCAACCCCATGCGGTATCATCTTGCATAATACCCAGTCTACTACCAAGAACTCCTTCTTTTATGGTTTTCCATGAACCGCTACTAGATTGTGTGATGGACGCTCCATTAATCCATAAAGTATTGTCACTTTTTATAAATGAATTACCATAATATCCGACTGAAACTGCTTTCCAGTCAGATCCTGTTCCAATTTGAACCAATGAAAACTGGGGAGTGTTATATTGTGATGTTAACGTATTAAAGCTTGCAACACCACACCCCCATAGTGTTCCATCTGATTTTATTACAATTGTATGTGGTGAATTAGAATCTACATTTCCAATACTACACGATACATATCCAGATCCTACAAATTGAGGACTATATGCAAATCCTGAAGTATTGTCAGCAAGCTGACCAAATTCATTGTTTCCATATCCGTATAAATAATATCCTGTATCTATAGGAGATACTACACCTATTATCAATGGTCTGCTCATATTTTATACAACTCCTCCAATAATATCAAATGTGTCTGTGTCAACTTTAACTATTTGCAATGCTTTGTATTGTCCTGCGGTTTTATTTGATCCATTTACTACAATAGTAGCAGCGGAGCCAGTAACAGTTATTATACCTGCACCTGCCTGCATTACTGTAAAAACAGAGTTTACATCCATAGCATGAACCGAAGATGATAAAATTGTAACATTTGCATCAGATGCGCCTGTATATCTAATATAATATCCTTCTTCAGAACTTGTTAAATTAAATCCAACACTTTTTGTTATTACATTTATATATGTTCTTTTTTTAACAGATCCAGTTTCATCAATCGTGAGTACACTACTTTGTATAGATGATGATATACGTGGATATATTAAACTACCACTAACTATTAAATTTGAGACCGTATAATTGTTTGTGGTTGTCAAAAAAGATGCAGTTTGCGCAGTGATACTAACACTACTAGAATATGCATTTGATGAAGTTGCATATGGTAATGCATTCCACGCCAACACACCATTACCTATTTTAAATTGCGAAGTATCTGTTTCTACACCCAATTCTCCAATCATTAAAGTTGGATTCACAGATGTCCATTGTGCAGATGTTCCATTTCTTAATTGAATATTTACAGCCATAAATTTTACGGTCCTCCAGCGTCTATTGATGTTGCTCCACCATATATTGAATCTGGACGGCCACCATCAACATTGCCGAAAAGTGCAAAATTTAACGCATAACTTGCAGTACCCAATAAACTTCCAGTAAAACTAGATGTAATTGCAGAGGCAGTTATTGTTTGACTAATTAATAAACTACCAGTAACAATTATATCGGATCTACTTATTAATCCGTTTTTTACTAAAAATTCATTTGCCATATGTGTTTTCTTTCACTATCCAGAAAATATATGTTTATAACTATATTATATATATCTGCCACTCGCTTTTACATACCAATTTATTTGAGATCCGGAATAATTTGCCAACAATCTTATAAATGAAGCAGACAAATCGAGTGATAAATTTAAATTTTGACTTGATCCTGTGTCTGTTGTGCTATATTCTGTATAATTTATAGATCCACTAGACCAGCCACCAAATATTGTTCCGGCACGATAACTGCTTCCACTAAGCGCAACATAATCAAAAAATGCAGCATTATAAGATCCTGTTGAATTTTGTAATATAACAAAGTTGCTACTACTATTAGTTAATGTCGATGCACTATAATCTAATAACACTGCGTTATCATAAATTATAGGTCCGCTACTGGTTATACTGCCAGTTATTACAATTTGATTTGTTGTTATTAATGATGCTGTAATTGCACTGCAACTTATATTACCAGAAACATCCAATGTATTGACTGGTGCTGTCGTGCTACCAATACGAGTTTTGCCTGCAAATATATTTAAATCGCCTGTATCAACTTGATAAATACCATATGCATTTGTAACGATACTTGTTGTTTTTTGTTTTGCAATGTATATACCATATGCATTTGTAACAGTTATACCACCTACGCCTATTGAAAATGGAGAATTAAGAACGTGGTGATACAAATTTGTAATACTACCTGTTGAATTGCCCGGGATCAAATCAATGGAAGTGTTTGTTCCAGCTATCCAACTTGGAACACTGAATGATGCAATATTTGAACTAATTTGATTTGTGCAAACTGTATTAGAAAAACTACTACCTGCATCCAACGCGACAGAATTTCCAATTAACAATCCATTACGCATTGCTCTATAGCTACCGCTTGCACTACCACTACCATTCATGACCAACAGATTGTAAATACCTTGATTTTGCAGTGCGGTGCTACCAGTATATGTGGATACCACATATGTTGTTTGAATAGTTGCCGTGTTACTACTTGTAGCTGAACCACTTGTTTGTGCTTGTGTTGTAACAATAGCAAGAGAAGCAGATCCATCTGATGAAAGTTGAGTATCTACAATATAAGTTTTATAAGCAGGATTAATACCAGTGCCAATACCAATTTGACCACCACTTCCAACGGTCATTCTAGTAGTTCCGTTTGTTTCTAACGCCAATCCGTTTGCATCATTTGTTCCAAGTGTGGCAGTTGTACCGAAACTATTACCACCTTGAACAAATGCATTTGAAACAAAACTTGCTGTTAAGCTATTTGTACTCCAACTGCTTGTACCAAATGTGCTTCCACTATGACTTCCACTAAATAAACTTGCTGTGATAACACTACAACTTATGTTTCCAGCAACATCCAAACGATTTCTAGGTATTGTAGTGCCTATACCAACGTTATTTGTACAAATTAATTGAGATCCGCTATTTGTATAAACCGGAATCGTTGAACTATAATATTGATTTCCAAGACTTCGTATCGAATTTAATCGAACCGATCCACTAACACCATTAGCTAAAGTTAATGCTTGACTTGCAGTAAAAGTAAAACGCAATGCATCTGCATTAGATACATCTCCCATTTGAAATGCCATTACTCTCGCAGTACCATTTGCCATGGATTGACTACCACTAACGGCTGGTATCCACACACTTGCACTTTGTTTTTCAATTTGAACACCATATCCATTAAATGCATTGTTTCCAAAATCACTTTGAAGCATTACAAAATTTGGACGAGAATATTGTGAAAAGCTAACAACAAATCGTTTTATTGTTTTATTTAAACTAGAACTATCTGCATGTGTAATTAAATCAACAGTACTATTTGCATTGCCATCAAACAATCGGCCATATGCAGGTGGATTTGTATCAGTAAACCATGCACTTGCACTAAAATATTCGGGAGATGAAACTGTTCTAAATCTTAATGGATCATTTACACCAATTGCATTTGACAATGCTTGAACCATTTCAAGTACACTTGCAGGTCCAGCGGATGGTGCTTGTGAATAACCAGCATAATAATCGTTTCTTAATTGGGGAAATGCAATATCTTCACCAATTACAACATATCCATTGGCTGTTGAAATGCCACTAGCTGTGATATTGCTTGCTGTTAAATTAGTCACATTGATACTACTCGCAGTAATTGCACTGGCACTAATGTTTCCGGCAACAACAAGACTATTTGTTGAACCACTAACTGGATTTGTTCCAATCCCAACATTTCCAAGAAATCTATTTATGTCGTTTGCATCTGCTTGATCTATACCATATCCAACACCAACACCAGATGCAATTTTTTGGCGTGCAATATAAACTCCGGTTGCAGTAGACACAGATCCAGAATTTACTGTTGGAGAATTTGCATATACAGCATAACCATTTGTAATTGTGCTTCCAGATCCTAATGCTCTAACACCAAAAATACCTCCTGCTAGATATGATACAGTAGATGCCGTTATTGTACTACGTGGCACCAATTGAATTCCTATAACTACTCCACTTCCAGTATTTGATGGTTCACCGACAATTCCATACACAGCAGATGCATTTCCTAAATTTGAAGCGTTTCCAAAATCGACATATGAACCGTTTCCAAATGTATTGGTACTTCCGCCAAGTTTGACCATTCCATTTGCATCAACTTTGAATCTGTTTATAATAGAAAATCTTGATGCCGTATCCGGTGTTGTTGTACCTATACCAACCGTACTGCCTGTTATCGACATAACAGTGGCATTATTTGTTTCAATATCCAAACGATAATTGTCATTCAAACCAATCACCGCATTTGTGCCAAAAGTATTACCACCTTGAACAAATGCATTTCCGCTCGGAGAAACAAAACTTGCACTAGTCGCCCAGCTACTTGTGCCAAATAAACTTCCACTAACAACACTACAACTTATATTTCCGGCAACATTTAATTTTCCTACTGCACTTGTGGTTCCAATACTAACATTGCCAGTTGTAGCTGCAATTCGCATTCTTTCTGTATTATTTGTTTGAAATGCCAACGCCTGCGCATCACCTGTTCCTAATAATGCGGTTGTACCGAATACATTACCATTTTGAACGAATGCTGATCCAGTTGCATCGGGTTGTTCATTAAATGTAATTGCTGCAAAACGATGAATACTCGCACTCACAGGAACAGGAGTACCTGCATAATTAGGTAAAAACAAAAGCTTAATAAATTTAGTTTCAGGTCTAAATTGACGGCTATTTGCATCCAATGATCCTGTTTCTGTTCCTTCTATTCTTGCAGCAAAACGAGTCCAGCTGCCACTAACAAGCGGAGAGTTGCTTGCAAATGCATATTTATAAGTGCCTCCGCTAGAAGCATTTCTAACAGCACTTCCGCTTGGAATAAGAGGTCCACCCCAAACGGATGTAAAATTAATTATACTACCAGTTGCACTGGAACTAATTGAACTGGTTGCCCACAAACCATTTGTATTATAAAAACTTGCAGACGCGGCACTAACACCAGTTCCAGTTGACAGTGATGAAAGATTTCTGGTATATGTAAATGGAGTAAATACATATCCTAATGAACTTGTATATGGCCACCAATTTAATTGTCGTTCATATACCAATGCACTTCCAGTATACCATCCACTTGCACTTCCAGAAACAACCATAAATGAATCGCCGGGATTCAAATTTTGTGTTAAATATGTGTCCTGTGATGTACTTACCTTTTTTACATGATATGGTAAAATTTGATTTTTATCAATGTCATAGCAATCTATTGCTATGAAAATAAGAGCAGATGCTGTATACAATGTTCCATTTCTATTTCCAGCTTTTGCATATATTGATCCTAAATATGTTTTGTTAGAATCTACACTAATAAATTCAGAAGTCAATATATTTGCATTACTTCCGGGAGATATATGCGAAAATGATCCGCCACCCGCATATGTGTCAACTGGATCAAAAACAAACGGAGAAAAATTATAATTGTTAAACAAATTACCATATCCGTTGGTAATTAAATTTGTTCCTCTACTTAATACATATTCTCTGGTAACTGCACTTTTATCTTGACTTGCAGTGGCATTAATAATAACTGAATTTGCATTAATACTACTCGCAGAATAATTGTTTGTTGGAATCAAACTGCTAGCAGTTAAACTATTATTACTCCAACTACTTGTACCAAATACACTTCCGCTGATACTGCCACTAAATAACGAAGCAGTAATTACACTGCAACTTATGTTTCCGGCAACATCCAATGCATTTACAGGCGAAGTGGTTCTTATGCCAACACGGGCATTTGTTCCCGAACCAGTAATAAACATAGAAGATGTGCTATTAACATAAAAATTAATTGATTTATGATTCGACCCACCACCACCTTGTGATCCTATTCGAAAATCTCCACTCGACGTAAAATAACTAAGTTCCACACTATTCACATAAGTAAAACTTGTCGCCAATGCAAGTGATATACCATCTCCTCCATTTGTTGGTAATATAAAACATTGACCGGCACTTGCATATCCAGAATATTGTGTTATCGATATCGGTTTTGATACTCCCAAAATCAATCCATATCCATTTTGTGCTTGTATACGTGCATATATGTTGCTGCCACTAATATCTAACTTGTATGTTGGATTTGTAATTCCAATACCCACATTGCCTTCTACAATAAGCCCACTTGTTGGTGCGCTTGCTGTATAAAATCCTGTGCCTATACTTGATGCACCACGAACACTCAACACACTACCCGTTTGCGTTAATACACTATTTCCAATCGTCATGAAATTTGTATTAAAAACACATGCGGTGCTGGCGAGGCCGCCGCCAACATATCCAAATCTTACATAAAAAGAATTAGCTGCACTTGATGTATTTCGCAGTTCTAAATAATCACCGTTGCTTGTATGTGAAAGAAATACACCAGCACTATCTACACCAACAAGACCAGCACGACTGTTGGAACTATTTATAATTCTGATACTTGCCGAACTTGGAGGACCAGAAATATTTAATATACTACTCGTATCTAATGTTGTAGTACCAATTGCAACTGTCGGAGCATATGTGCCGCCGCCAACTGTCATTCTTATACTACCACTTGTAACAAAATGTATGGAACCATATGGACCATTAGACGCTTTTGTATTGTTTACAAGCAAAGAATCTACATATGTGCTACCATATCTAAAAGGACCAGAGCCACCACTGTTTTGTTCCATGTCAAATGCATAATATGATGCACTTGATGTATCAAATGTTTGCGCGGAAGCAACTCTCAAAATAGAAGAACCATAATTTGATGCACCCCATTTATAAAAATTACCAACTATACTATTATCATAGCTTCCACTTTGGTAATATCCAACATCTAGCGTTGGTGCTGCTGCTGTTGAGTATGTTTTTGGAACACCAATAGACACTAACGATCTGCTGTTTGTACTTGTTGCATATATAACACTTGTAACATTTGCGGGATTGCTCGTAGGAGATTCTATATTAAATAATGCCCGATTGATGGATCCGGTTATATTCAACAAAGCATTTGGCAATGATGTTCCTACTCCAATAATACCAAAACTACCAGTGTTACTTGAACTTATGTTACTTGCTGTTAAATTACCAATTATTGCGGTGCTTCCGGTAACATAACTTGCTGTTCCAACTGTTGTTGTCGCTAATGATTGCGAACTTATTAAACCATTTGAATTAAATAAAATAATGCTACTTGTTGCCGCCGCAATTTTATTTTCTTGAAATGTATTACCCGATGAACTTACTGTTGATAGAATAAGATCACCTGCATTATAAACAACTGTTGATCCAATAGGCATACTTTAAATAGATATGATTATAAATATCGCAAAAATAAGAAAACCCGATTGTATAATTTATAATCGGGTTTGTTCATTATAAGTTATATTTTTTATAGAGACCAAACGCTTAGAGGTACACGTTTCCATGTATTGTTGGTATAAACGTAAATAAAGTTATTATCTACTTCAATTTGTCCCGGCAATCCACTAGATGTTGGATGCGCAGGAACCTGAGTACCAACACCCGGAGAGCTACCTGTGACGACCGTCAAATTAGTAAACGATCCTGTACCAGCAGTTATTGAAGATCCTATAGTTAATGAACTACCACTTATTGTTCCTTCATATTTTAATACGCCTGCAACTTCACTCAAACTAGAAGTAATCAAATTACCAGATTCGGTCTGAGTTTTTAAGAAGTTATTTACAGTCAATAAATTTTCAGAACCAAAACTTCCTGTTGGTCCTTGCAATATAATTGCGCTACTTGAAACAATCGGACTGCCGCTTTGATTGTTGGTTAATAACCAGTAATTATTCAATCCATCCCACAACAAACTACTTGTAACGTTATTAGAACTACCAGTATCCACAACATCTATACCAGCATAACGTTGATTTGTACCTCCCGGAGAAAACGCATTTAATTGAATTCTATTATCACCTATAATTACCGTGCTGCTGCTTATGTTTACTATCGAACCGCTACCATATATTGTTAAATCTCCATACAATGTAGTGCTACCAGTAACTACTAAGTTTTTGCCTACATATACATTTTCCAATGTTCTTGTAGAACCCGATATATTAAGATTTTTTCCAATACCTACACCGCCATCAACCACAACAGCACCGTCACTCCAAGTTGTAGATTGTGTTGTTATATCAACATTTACAACACTACTTGTGAGATTCAATGGACCAGTTGACGAAATAATCAATGCATCACCACTACTTCCGCTGTGACTAATAAGAGAATTAACACCACCTGCTGTTGAATTTATTGTAATTGCATTTGGACCAGATAAATTATTAATTAACAATCCACCATTGCTGCTAGTAATCGAATTGCCAGCAATCAATACGTTTCCTATTAAATTACCGCTGCTACTCAATGTAGCAGTTGTAGCATTCCACGTTAATGTTGTGCTATCAGTTCTAACCGCTCTTGCACCAGATGTACCGTCAACAAATGTGATATAATATGGACCCACACCTGACGGTGTATCAGTAACAGTGACTGTGCTTGCTGTTGATGCCAACACCGCATTTCCAATACTACCACTAAAACTACCTGTAAATGATGATGCTACTATTGCTCCACTTGCACTTATATTTCCGCTTGCTGTTATTGCACCCAATATAAAATAACTACCACTTTGATTTAAACTACCGGTAATGCGAACAATATCACTTGTTTGATCGCCCAATATAGTATTTCCTAATACGGTCAGTGTTCCTCCATCAACAATACTATTTATTACATTTATAGAACTTGCTGTAATTCCCGAACTTGCGCTTATTATACCACTAGCAGTCAACGAATTTGTTGTTATACCTGTTCCAACCGTAAATTGTCCACTAACAGTACCAGTATTAGAAAATGTTGCGCTTGCACTTATAGTACTTGCACTGATATTACTTGCACTCAATGTTGCAAGAGTACTAGTTCCCAACACAACCAATGTACCAGCATCAAAAATGTTACTTGCAGTAACGTTTCCACTTGCACTCAACAAACCTGTAATATTTGTTGTACCCAATGTGCTCGTACCAACGACAGTCAGTGTTCCTGCATCTTGAATAGCACTAGCCGTAATTCCACCACTAGCACTTAGAGTCGAACTCATAGTCACGGCACCAGTAAATGTAGCTGCCGCACTTGTAATCGCAGTGCTTGCACTAATTACACTTGCTGTTAATGCACCTGTTATTGTTAAATTAGTAAAACTTCCTCCCGGAATACTTGTACTTCCTGTCAAATTTCCGCTTGAATCTGTAACTAAAAACAAATTGCTGCCACTTATTTGTCTTTCAACAAATGGATATTGCCCGGCAACAGCACTTCCACTTGTTTGTGAAATTACTATGACAGACGCTGTTGTGTTTGGATATGGCATATTATATTAAACGTGTTTATGTATATAAATATAAATATAAATAGTATTGTTAAATAAAAAATAAATATTATTCATAGTCCGCAATTGCTTGTCTTCTCCATCGTCCACCTACATATATATAATGATAATCTCCGTCGTATGCCATCCATCCTTCTTCTCCATATGAATTTGCAGTATCCGGAGGATCGTGCCAAATACTTATTTTTCCTACTGTTGATGAATTTATTAATGCAGTATAACTCTGTCTTATTTTTTCGATAATTTCAATACCATCGACGTTAGAAACCTCGCTTATTATTGCTGGTTTTGGAGTTTTCCAAGTAGAACCCTTGTCTACTATTATATTGTCTCTCAGTTCATATGGATTTGCTGGATTGTTTGCTGAATAATTGGAAACATTTTTATTAACAGCATTCATCTGTGCATTGTTTACAATTTCACCAGTTATACTAATTTTCTTAGGAGTCAATAGTTTTTGAACTGTTGATTTGCGGTCTTCAAAACTTTCTGGCAACAAATATGCAAACAAACTCAATGTAAAAGATGTGCGAACCATACGATCTTTATCGTTAGAAACTTCGGTAGTATGACTATAATCATTTATAGTTACACGAAATTTAAATCGTTGTGGATCGCCCCAATAATCTTCGCTGGCAAAATTAATCTTTTCCAAAATACTATTCATTTGCTCCACATATTCTGTCCAAATCATGAACTCATATTCAACTTTTACATGATCTGGTAGTGTTACAGCATGTATTTGATTAACTGGAGCAACTGTATCGTTCAACAAACTAAATTTCGTATATTGATTTTTTTCACTGAATTTAGTCATCACAGGATATGTCAAATAACGATTAAACGTTTGTAAATTTTCGTTTTTACTAAATGAACTACGCTTGAACATTATTGCTGGTAATTGAATTTTTCCATTTATATCACGATAATATCCGTCATTTTGAATAGCCTTCCATCTTTCAGGATTACCGTATAATATAGGCACTTTGATATTGGAACCAGCATCTACAACTGTTGGATTGATTACATTTTGTAAATATTCCATCAATGAATTATCAATATCAATTAAAGTAACTGTAAAATTTTTTCGTGTATCTTTATCTCTACGAACATCCATTGCCTTATTTTCTTGATTTGTAAAATAAGGATTCTTCTTCGTTTCATCGACATTCGAAGGTACTGGATTTGATGTATTACCACGCCATGACATAATTATTGTCTTTCAACGATGTTAAGTTTGCTCAAACGACTATAATGAGTATTACAAATAAAACTATGACTCTTATCACTTTGTCCGCCCAAGAATTGTTCTTGAACAACATTGTTAATTTCGTGATAACGATTATTAAATAAAATTAAATCACCAACTTCAGGAAAATAATTTGCATCAGCACATGTATTTTCTCTCAATTTGAAAACAACACTTTGATCACGATCAGGACCAAATCCTTCATCGTCTGTTGTTGGATCGCTTCGTTCAATCAATGCTACCAATTCGATGCCATCATAAAACGACTTGCCTTCACTAGGACTGCTTTCACCATACATGTTTGTCTTGGTAACACTGCCTGCAATTTTAAAACAAACAATCAAAGTTTGAATAATATCTCGCGTCAATTCTGCATTTACAGAATTGATCAATCGTAGATCACGTTCACTGAAATAGCGTCCAAATAAACTCATAGATTATCCAATATAAATTAATAATGGGGTTTTACGAAGCGTTTCTTGAATTTTATCAGCTTCATTTGCTTTGGCATCCATTTGTGCGGCACGTCCACTGGCTTCAAGATTTTCTCTCAATTGAGTCATTAAAACTTCTTTTTCAGCAGTTGCTTCACTACGTAATTCAGCACCATCCAAAGTAACTTCGCCACCCGGAATTGGTACTGTTGTATATTTTTGCAAAATTCTACCAAGTGTTTCTTTGCATAGTGCCAAGAAATATTTTCGTATCCATTGTTTACCAACGGCATTTATGCTCTTATATACAACATTTTGATATGGCGCGTTGCTATAATCGCTTACAACATCATAATTACTTCCACTACTAAACAACGATGCCGTACTATATTTATCTTTTTCTACAACATATTCTACATAAACAGTATGATCATATGTTGGAATAGGAAATAATTTTAATTTGTTATTAATAATTTCAAAACTATATCCGCTTTTACGTACCATGTCATTGAATTCAATTGCTTGACCGCGAAGCAAATCTTCAAAGATTGGTGTCATTAAAAATTGTGTAGCAGGACTATAACCGGCAAATCCCATTTCATTTAATACGTTACTATAACTCATACCAGTCATGCTGAATGGATCATAAATACGTGCAAATGCTGGTGGTGGACCGTGAAATACTCTGCGAATTTCAACACGGCTTCCGCTTTCAACTGCGGTTCCAATTAATGCTTGCAAATCATATGTTTGAACACTGCTTGAAACTGCAATTCCATATTTTTTTGCTTCTACATATCCACCAACGCCAACTTCGCTACCATATTGTTTTGATAATTCAACAATAAATGGCAATGCACTTCCTTTGACATTTAGACCTGTAATGTTGGGTGCATTTGAAACTGGCATTCCTTGTAAATTCAACATGTTGTTACGAATGTTGAATTGATTTACTTGAGCACCATATTCACTTACAGCTTCTTCAAAACATGCATAGAAATTGACATCGATCATTTCAATATCTACAATTGGATAGCCCAAACGCTTTGCTGCCCAACCGGCAGCAGCTTGACAATCATATTCAAAATAACCAACACTGCCGGTAGTTGCACTTTCGTTTAGATAAAATCCATACGGAACACTACCAGTGTTTACTGCCGAGCCTGAACCCGGCCATCTTACACGATCAGAATCCGTTGCGGCAGGTCCACTCATAATTTAATCCATCCTTTCACTTTTGTAATATTTTTTGTTTTTCTGAAAAAATATCCAATATCATCTAATGACAATTTTTTTATATTATCATTTTCTAATTTATTCATTGCATCTTTTATTTGAATTCTAGTTCCTTCTAAAATATCTCCAGAAATTATATTTTTTAATTTATAAATATTTTTGTCCGCGCACGGGTTATTATTTCCTAGTTTAGACAGTCTGATTTTTTCTTTTACTTCGGGTCTACTATTAATTTCAATAGCTCTTAAAGAAGACTTATTTTTATATTCAATTGTGTTTTTAGTTGCTATCATTTTAGCTAAAATATCCGGTCTTTTACGCATCACATTATTATCTCCTTTGTTTGCTTCACTCATTTTACGTTTTGTTTCTTCAGTATGCTTTCTACCGTAAAAAAGACCATTTTCTCCGCAATATTTTCCACGAAGAGTATTTGACTTTTTTAAATTAATTTCATGGTTTTTACTTGGATTATTCTCACCGATCACAGCTCCCATCAATCCATTTTCTTCGATTAAATTTGCCCATTCGTTACTTTTAACAATATCAAATTTATTACTATATTCTATACATAATTGGCTAAATTCATTAATTTTGTTTAATTCATACTTAGCAAGTATTTCTGTATTTATTTGTTTTCCATGTACTTTTAAATGATTTTTCCAGTATTTACCAGAACCTTTATAAGAAATGGCTTTACTATCACTGGTAGTTACCTTTTTACAAAGATATTTCAGCCCAGTAACTTGATGTGTTTTAATCATCAAATATAAGTATTTTGCATTTGCCATATGTTATAAATAGTTTTAAAGCTTGGTTATCTTAACAATTAATTTGCCTTTTCCCATAATTACTCTATGATAACTTTCTTTTGGAATATATAATTTTTCTTTTAATAAGATTGGTAATTCATTGTCCATTTGAAACAACCAATCTGTATTTTCAATTACTTCAACAATACGATCTTCACGATCCCGATGCCATTCTTCTACAACATCACGATTTGTATCAGCGGCAAACTCTCTTATATACTGATTGTTTCCCAGTGATGTCTCTTTAAACGGAAGACTCATAGTTTAAATTTATCAATAACTGTAATTAATGATGGATTGTAAACAATCAAATGATATATTGTGCCGCCATAGTATGTATTGTCAAGTTTTGTAAGTTGTGCGTCATAATATTTTGACAATATCTGCAAGTATTCTTTTGGATGATTTTTATAAAAATCATTGGCAACTAATTGATATGCATCATGTGCATCATCATGATTTAAATATACATTAACAGCCTTAATCATTGCTAATTTAGGATTTTCATCAAAGTTTTCTAAAGTATAATCTTTATCTGGACTATTATTGATTAAATCTACAATTATTTTTTTATTGGTTTTTGTATTTGATATATTACCTTTAACAATTATTTTTTTATAATTAATTTTGCATTTTAATATAACGCCATTCGGAGATGCATATCTTTTTGCATTTTCAAAACTATTTGTAAAATAAAATCCCGGTCCTTCTTGATTGAGCGCATCTTTTCCACCAAGATAATCATATGAAAAAACTTCACTATCAACTGTGCGACCATGATACCAAGTATGCTTGTCATCTAAAAGCAAACTAGGCCAATTATTTTCTAATAGTAATGTTTTTAATAAAATCATATGTTTTCTATCTTGATAATATTGGATGCTGGTATGGTTGTGTATGAAATATATTCCCAATCAACAAGTGTTGAAAATAATTGCAATCCATCTGTTTTGATGGTCAATAATACAAATTCTTCATCTTCATCAAATCTGTCTCCATACCAATTCATCAATGCATCTTCTGCATATTCTTTAGTTTTAAATACATACACACCCTCATCTTCAGTTGGCATATCAACCGGTAAATTTGGTTTTAATCCATCTTTCTTAATACTAGATAAATTAGATTTTTTAGTCAGATGATATACTACATTGTTTGAATTTTCTAAAATTAAATCTCTGAGTTTAATCATATATCACCAGTATTTACCTTTGCTTTTGGTTCCCAAACTACGAATACGATGACTGCGGCAACTCCAATAACCTGCTGTTGTACGATCTTTCTTTTGACTACATTTATGTCGGGCAGAAAAGCTCTTGCGGCGAGCCTTGCTACTGGCACGAACACGCATTTTAGGATCACCAAATGTTACTTTTTTGATTTTTCCTTTTTTGCTTTTTACATAAACAGCAAATTTCTTTGGGCCACCGGGAGTTCTAAATGGTCTGTTCAATTTAACAGTTTTTCCACGATGTTTTGCTTCCAACATCAATTGTTCATCAAGTTCCTCTTCAATAGGAGCATCCAAATATACAGTGCGTCCTTCATATTCAGCAGTTTCTCCCAAATCACTTTCAACAATGTCTGCATCATACTCATTTAATTCAATAGCATCATCGTTATATAATGCACGAATTTCATTGATCAAATTAAAATATGCCTCGCTATAATTACGAAATACACATTCTTCAAGAGTTAAATTTCTATCCAAATGATATTTTAAATTTGGACTAACAGTAACCTCCTTTATTAATTTCATAGGTTCTGCTGGATGAACAATATTTTCAACGATGTCAGTTAATTTCATATGATAATAAATAGAATAAATTAGGGCAATAATATGCGTTTATATTGATTAAAATTGTTTATTACCCAATCTACACAATCATCAAAATCTCCACTAAATGGACTATTATGTTTTCTACTATATACATAATAATCTCCTGTATTACGATCTTCTCTAATATAGACAATATCAAATGCGCTCGGCCCCCAAAAAATTACTTGCGGCTCACTATCACTATAATGCCAAACCTGTATTCCACTTGCTTTAAATAATACAGCTTCTTTTCCATATTTGAATCGCTTACGTTCCTTTCCATATCTCTGATAATCACTTAATAAATAACCAAAATTATATCCTCCAAAATCTTTTTCATTTTCTGATAAACTAGTAGTCAATCCTAATCTTGTATAATCATCTACACCACGACTAAATCTTTGATCATAATAAATATTTTGTGCTGTGTCACTAAAATGAATCAACCATTGATTTTTAACAATTGATCTATATTCTACATAATTCCATGTTGGATAACCCGGTTCAAAATCATCATATGATCTATGCTTTTTATACAAAAAATTACACCATTTTTTAAAAATTTCAGGATATTCTTTCATCAATAATTCAGAAGATTCTCCATAATCATTATTTTTGTATTGTTGATAAATACTCGGATAATAAATTCCTAAAAATTCAAGACAGTCCTCATGTAATCCCAATTCTATTTTTCTTTCTTCTTCTGTTTTTGTAATATATCTTTTTAAAACTGAAACCGGTTTATTAATATATTCTAACAATAAAGATTTTAATTTAATCATATAATAACAATAAATAGAATAATAAAAATAAAAATCTTTGTATTTTATGTTATATGTCTGTATTGGACCAAATTACGTTTTTTACATAACCCTTTGAAGTTCCATCGTCGTACATGATAGTATTTATTTGATTTTCAATTGCTAAATCTATTAATTCTGACATCTGTTTTCTATTTGGTTTTTTAAAAGGATTATTACATATTAAAACATGTGGTAAATACTGCCCTTGACTACCCATCACAATGCGATGATACCCGCTTTTAAATAAAATTGAACTTGCCGTTTCATTAATTATGTCTTTATCTTCTGCGTGGGTTTTTAAATAATCTAATATATCAATTGCGGTTGTTTCGTGACTTACTATATTTCCATCGTCGTCAACAGTTGCAAAAAAAATTCCAGACGGAGATAACCATGAACGGGTTGATCTTCTTTGTATAATTTCAAATAATAATTTTGTCAATTTTATCATGTATATAAATAGTTTATAATTTACGTTTATAATATTTCACTAATGTTTTACTAATATTAAATTTTTCTGCCAACTGCTGTAATGTATAATTATTTGACTTTAAATCTACTTCAAACTCAGCTTTTCTAAGCTTAAACGCCGCTTTACTTTCACTTATACGTTTTTTATCTTCTTCACTCATTGCTCCTCTCGATTTTCCTTTCATACCATTATTATATGAATAATTCATTTGTCGATTTTGAAGATTAATTCTACGCTCGTTATACAATTTTGTTCCTTCTGTTTCTCCATGCTTATCAATAAACCATTGCAGTGAATAACGTCCGATAGCAGCCGCTTTTTGTTTATCTATTGATTCTAGTTTATGTGTTTTACCATGCATATGACCTTTATTATTAGCTGTTTTCATTCTTTCTAATATAGCAATTTTATTTGGATGATTTGTAAAATTGTCACCTCCACTTGCCTTTTCTGCAATATTATATCCAATTTGATTTGGTTTGAATGTATCTAAATAAAATTGTTCTCGTTCAAATAATTTTGTTTCATCCACGGTTTCTACTATTGTAAATTCAAACGCATTTTTGCCATGATAGTTCCATGCATGTTGTAATTTAGGATTGATATGATTGTTTTTGACTAGATCATTTTGATGTTCCCACCAACGTCTATCAAGATGTTTTGATGAGCCAATGTAAAACTTTCCGTTATTTTTATTTGTTATTTTATATATTCCACTGTTCATAATATTTAATCGTTACGTGACTATATATAGTAGAATTGTATGGTAAAGTTAATATATAATAACTAAACAACAAAAAACCCCAGCAAATGCTGGGGTTTTCGTGTTATTTTAATTTAAATTATGTATTATACTTGGTCAAGATCACCAATATATACTTTTCCATAAAATTCGGGGCGGATTACCTTTTTCGCATAACGAGTCAATACTCCACGACGTGGTGTGAAGTTAATTGGATCGTATACCAATGGAGTTTGTACGAGTGGGATATATGGAGCATAAACTGCACCGGTTTCGAGGAAGTTATTTCCACGGAAACCAACCAAGATTACGTTTTCAACCATATATGGGTTCTTGTAAACTTGGAAGCGACTTGCGAAGCTACCAACACGACTTACACCCATTGCGAACTTAGCACTATCACCATCAGTATTTACTACATAGCCCGGAATACTTTCCAAGATAGTTGCAACATCTGGACTTACGACCAAGAAGTTAGCACCACCACGAAGAGTCAATTGGTGAATCTTGTTAGATACACGTTGAATCTTGTTACCCAAGGTTTGGAACCAAGTGCTCTTAACATATGCAGTCTTGTTGTTTGCATCGGTGCTCAAAGTAATACTATTCATATTACCGAAGTTATCCAAGTTAACTGCCAATTCATTACCGATCTTAGCACTCCATGCTTGAGTTGTTACACCCGGAGCAGCAGTAATTAACATGTCGAGGATTTCCAAGTCGATTTCCATTGAGACGTATTCGCTCAACAAAGCAGTCAATTCTGCTTCTGCATCGATGCTATGGTAAGCGTTCAAATCTTGAGCCAATTCAGGAGTCCAAACGGCTTTCAATTTACGTGTCTTAGCAACGATAGGTTCACTCTTCAATTCCAAATTAATTTCTGGAATACCGATATCAGTACCTTGGTTAATACCACTTGTACCAGTACCACTGAATGGATTCTTGTCTTCGAAGTCACCACGGGTTGTATCAGTTGGTTGCTTACTATACATCAATGATCCGGTTACTTTAAATCCACCGAGAATAGCAGCAGCACCGCTGAAGAACAATGCGATTTGATATTGTGGATTTGCCAAACTACCAGTATTGTATGCTACATTGAAATTTGGTAATTGTGTAATTGATGCCGATGTAAATGTGAAACTACGTACTGCATTTAAATCAGCATTGCTAATTGAAGCATAATTTGGATTTGTTGAAGTTGTTCCATTATCACCCAAGTTAATTACAACTTTGTAGATTTCTTTAGAAACAATACTTGAACTATATGCTTGATCATAATCTACATCACTATATGATGCAGTGGTGAAATAAAGACCAGCAGCACCCAAACTACTACCTGTTGCAGCAGCAACAGTAACAGTGGTATCGTTTACAGAATAACCATAACGACCTACACCATACAAACCACCAGTTGCACTATCAGTTGAACCAAGCTTCTTACCTGTTCCGCCGAACAATGAACTGTAGCTGCTGGTTGTATCAGCATTAAATCCACCGTTGGTTGAACCATATTTGAAATCCAAATAGAAGATCAAACCGCTTGGCAAATTCATTGGTTGTACTGAAACGAATTCCTTTGCGCTAATTTCAGCAAATACACGGCGAACCAATGGAAGAGCTACGCCAGCCCATTGTTCACTGTTTGCTGATGTGCCTGTAGCAGTTGCTTCATCAAGCAATTGCTTTGCTTGGTTTTCAAGCAAGATGGACATATTGGCTTTTTCTACGCCGCCCAATCCTTCAAGAAGACCAGTTTTATCCCACTTGCTTTGCAATTGACGAGTTTCCTGCATCAAACGTGCTTGTGGGTTCATGTTGTTTGTCAATAATGACTTAATATCACTCATATTATATTTTCCTTATCTATTTTTGTTTGGTTTTTGCTCACCATTAAAATTACTTCTTGATTCCGGCGAGTCTTTGGAATCTCAAAGCCATCTCGTTAGTGTTTTCAACAATTACATCTTTTGATGGTTTTGTGGATGCAACTGCTTTGCTTGCCAAACCTTCGGTGATAGATTTTGCAACAGTATTAGTCTTCTTGACTGTTGATGCACCGGAACTTAATGATTCGGCTAAAATTGTGTATGCATACTTGACTTCACGTACTGTGCTTGCCAAGTCGAATTTTTCAACAATGCTCAATTTTTGTGAGTTATTCAAACCAAATTGCTTAAACAACTTGTTGGTATACAATAATTTTGCATTCAACAAATTAATTTCATTGATTTGTTCACGCAAATATTCAATGACTTTAATGTGTTCGCTCAATTGGGTACGAAGTGAGGTATTTTCTTCCTTCAAATCGTCTTCTTCTTCTTTATCTTCTTCTTCTTCGTCTTCTGCCTTAGCTTCTTCCAAGCTTTCTTCAGCACCGATTTCACTCAAAAGTTCGTCGAGGCTGATTTCTTCCATGCTTTCTTCTTCTTCAGCAACTGGAGGTTGTGCTTGTGCCATTGGAGCAGGAGCAACTGGAGCAGCAGGAGCATTTGGATCAACTGGAGGTTGAGCAGCTACTGGAGCATTTGGATCAACGGGAGCAGGAGCCATTGGAGCAGGAGCTTGTGCCATTGGATCAACTGGTGCTGGTGCTGGTGCTACTTCACCTTCTTCATCTAATTCTTCTTCCAAGCTACTCAAGATTTCTTCCAATTCTTGATTGGTAATTGTTTCATCATGAACAGCTTCTTCTTCTGAAGCTTCGAATTGAGTTTGGTGAGGACCACCTTCAGCATGAAGTGATTCTTCATCTTCTTCAGCTTCTTCAAAGAATTTTTCTCTTGGTTGAGCTACAACCTTAGTTGATGTTTGATGTGCTTTTGCAGATGGCTTTTTGCTACCACCAACAGTTCCACCAATATCACTGGATCCTTGAAGACCGCCACTTTGATCACCTACACCGTAGGTTTCTTCGTTGGCCAATTCTTCTTTGATTTTTTCTTGGAACATTCCGGTGACTTCACGTTGGAATGTTTCTTCTAATGCTACTTTAGCATTTTCAATAGCAATACGCTTAACGGCTTTTGCGTCAGCGAGTGCTTCTTGTAATAATTTTGACATATAGTTATCCTTTGTTTGTTTCTGAAGTTATTATAGAAACTCCAATAAAGTTAGAATATTTATTGCGACAAAGGAAATGTCGTATTACTGTAAAATAAATATAATTAAAAAATGCAAAAGTTAAAATAATTTTAGATATTTATTTATATGACTGAAAAACAAAAACAATCATTGAAGCAATATATCAAAAAGGTATTGTTGGAAAATATGTTGATAGAATCTTCTTATGTTGAAACAAAAGAAGCAGATGATACCAATTTGACTGCTGTATTACAAAAAGGACATAATCGTCCTTATCCGATTGGTCCTCAAGAACTTGAAAAAATTAAAGCAGCAATTAAAAGTAGATATAATTTAGATTCGGCGGATTTTACAAATAATACTATTCAATTTGAAATTAATCAATCTCCAACAAATTTTCATTTTGCCATTAGAAAAATTGCAAATCCACAAAATTCTAATGAATATAAATATGTCATGTGGTATGTTGCATTTACTAAACGAGAAGATATAGATAAACCCGGCGCAGTGTTTAGCCGCTCAGGAAGTCCATTTGACAAAAATGCAAATATTCCAAATTTCTTGAGCAACATTTATAATTTTTTCACAGACGCTCTATTAATGAATAAATAACATATGCAATCAAAACAATTTACAATTAGTTCAAAACGTCATAGTGTTGGTAGCAATCATAATAGCTACAAACAACCAATGAATATTCGAAAAGATTATCATACATCCGAACTACAAAATGAAAATTATTACAAGTTAGATGACTTCGATAATCCAAATTCATGGGAAATGAAACATTTGGATATGCTTGAAGGTATGGGTTTTCAAATCGAAGGTGATAGTCATATGGGGCTAACTATTCCCGGTGACATGGATATGAATAGATACAGCATTGCCAAGCATAAAAAACTCGGATATGAATTAAAAATTAATGATAGAAAACATTATTTCAAATCATTTGATAACATGATGGATAGAATAGATGAGTTTGGAAAATTAGAAGTATAACAAAAAACCCCGCTTAACAGCGGGGTTTTTTTATTTATAGATTAAAATATCTTTCTAACTTTAGTCCAATTTCTTCGTATATTGCTTCAGCTTGTTCAACTTGTGGATGAACTTTAGTAGCAATCTTATGCAGGTCACTTGCATAGCGTTTTATTTCTTTCATATCACGTTCCAACGTTACTCCTTCAAACCATTCGCTTGTTTCATTCAAACCGTATTTTTCAGTCATTTCAGCAATATAAACAATATTTTCAGCAACTTGTTTCAATTCGTCAGCCATCTTCATAGCACGACGATATTCGTTAAATTGACCAATCATACCAAGTAATTTACGCTTTTCTTCAGCGGTCAATTTTTTTGAAGGCAATGCTTCATTTGTACGAACCGGAGAACCAGCAGGAGCATATGCTTTTGGCGTATCCCATGTAGTAGGTGATTGTCCCATCATACCACTCAATTCGTTGGTATCTACAGAAGATTCTTGTTCAACTCCTTCAATAATTTTCTTTAAGGTGATCATATGTTAATAAATATAGACGATTATACGAAAAACTCTTTATATGTAATTTTAGTTTTACCTTCTGGAACTATTTTTTTGGCTGCAACTGCTTTCCAATAAGCTTTGGTTTTATTATCTGAATTAAATTTGCTCAATGCAGTATTTGTTGCAATATTAATCCATAATCCTTTAGTAGCATCAAATTTATATTTTTTTGACGCATCAATTGCGCCATCTTTTGGTGCTCCACCTGACGGTGTGCTTGATGTTCCACCCGTTGATGTTCCACCTGTGGATGTAGGTTTTTTAGAAACTGGTTTCTTTGACTTTGATACAGGTTTCTTATTAAGAATCTGAAGATTAATAGCACGAAGAATGCCTGCATCTTTTACTGGTTTATGATCGATTGGACTAATCCAAGATTTGCCATCAAATGTAAATTTATAATTTCCTAGCACAACATTATCTCCCATTTTCGGAGCATTTGATGTAGACGTAGGTTTTGCTGGTGCAGCTTTTGTTGATGTAGTTTTTGACGTTGCGGCTGATGTAGGTTTAGCAGCAGGAACGGCAATTTTAACTTCTGGAAGTTTAATTGTTAATTTTGTCTTTGTTCCCAGATCATTAATAAAAGCATTTAATTCAGTGACTGCTTTTTTTAAATCAGGAACCGCTGGCAATTTTTCTAAATTAGTAAGAATTTCTTTTGTATTATTACCTGTTACATTAAATTGAGTTGCCAAATCTGTAATGAAAGATTTGATTTGCTTTTCAATTTCACGTTCGTATGCAAATACTTCACCGGCTTCATTTAAACTTGTAATTTCTTTAACAACTCCCTTTGGATATTGTTTTAAAAACTTCTTGGTCATCATTGGAGAATTTCCCATCTTTCTTCCACCAGCATCAAACCAAGATTTTGATTTAGCGTTATAGGTATAAGTAAGTCCAGCGGACGTTGTGTATTGTTGACCATCCGCAGGTTCATTTACAGTGGATTTGCTTTTAATTACAACAGGACCGATGTGAGATAATGTATTAAGTTTAGTTGCGCCAGTAGTATCAAATTGTTCGATTTTACTTAAATAATCACCAACTGTTTGTTTAAATAATTCTGCACGTTTTGCTACACTTTGAGCACTATAACTAGTTTTTGCAAGTCCAACATTGCCGGTTTTCACAAATTGACCAGCAGCATGCATTGCACCGGAAAGTTTTGATTTTAGTTTCTCAAAAGCTTCTTCCAATAATTTATCTGTGGTTAATTGGTCCATATTATTTTATTTAATTTCTCCTAAGATTTCTCGAATAATATTATTTACATTATCCCATTTGTTTGTAACTGGATTTTTAACTGTATTTACACCTTCTTGAATTTGGCCAGATGGATGTAAAAATGCTCCTTGTGTGCTTGGGTTACTAACGAAATCGAATGCAATTAATTCAAAGTCTTCTTGAACTTCATCTGCACTTTCTGCCATTTTTCGTTTTACACTACCTACACCACGACTACTAATGCCAACATTGATTGAGCTTTTAAACAACTCGCGCAAAATATTGCCGCTTGGCGTTGTTAAGATTTCAACACTGCCTACCAAATCATCACCTTCCCAGTGAACTTCCAAAACGTTATGACTAACATTTTGCAAATTAACAACACTTGTTTCAGGGTGATCTAATTCACCCAATGCACGGCGTTGTTTGATAAAGTTTTCAGTATATTTTACTGCTTCGCGTTCCAAAATTGCTTTTGGATAAATTCTACCATTTTGATTTTTTGCATTGGCACGTTGCAATACACCTTTTACTACAAAAGGTCCGCCGCTATTTGTCATTTCATTTATGACATCTCGGCTTACTGCAAACGAAATGCAATCAACAAGTAATTCTTTATTCATATTATCTAGGATTAATATTTGGTTGAACTGGTGCAACCGGAGGTTGTTCCTTCTTTTTTTTCTTTGGTGTTTTTGGAACAATTTGTGCCTGACCCAAGATTTTAATCTTGTATCCCGGCTCTAAAAAGTATTCTTTGTCATTTTCATCTTTGAAAACAACAACATAACGTTCATAATAAAAGTCAATGCTAACGCTTTTTACATTGATAGTATAATCTTTAATTGGTTGACCATAACCTTTACTGCCACGCAAAAATACCTTTTTATTTCCAACCAAACTCATAAGTTTTTGTTGAAATGCATTTTTTGCGTTTTCAGTAAACGCTGCAATTGTACGCTCAAAATTAGTAAAATCTAATCCAACATTAAATTCCTGACCTTGTGGTGTTGGTTGTTGAGCAACAATAGGATTATAAGCCGCAGCGGGTTGTTTTGCTTGCGGCTCACTATCCAATTCTATTAGTCTTTTTAAACTAATCGACATAAGTATTAATCGGTTTTTTTAGATTTTGCTTTTTTTGCTAATCTACGTTTGCTCAACATATCGCTCAATTTATTTACAATTGTTGCTAAATCTTTTTCGCGTTGTAGATTATCTGGTGAAAGTTCGGCAGCGGCTTTTTCTGCGGGAGTCTTTGGTGTTACACTTGGTACAATTGGTTCATATGGCGTTGGTTCACTCTTTTTAGCAGGTTCTTTTTCTGACTTTTCAGATTTTTTAGCACCTTCTTTTTCAGTAATTGTACCTGTTTCAGTTTTGCCAACTTGCTTATATCCATCCAAACCAGTTGTAGGATCTTTTACTTTACCAAATGCATATGGCGTTTTTACTGGACCGGCACTACCGTCCGCAGCACTACCACCAGCAGCACCACTTGTTGAAATTTCTGTCATTTTTTTACGAATAAGGTCTTTCAACTTATCCTTTAATTTTTCACGCAAAGTGCCTCCAACAATGATTTTACCTTTTTTATCTACGTTGTCTTTATTCATATATTATTAAATTTGTGATTTGATTTCTTTGATGAGTTCATATGAAAGCAACAAAACCATAACTTGATTGTCTTTGACACTCTTTGATGGTTTGACTTTATCCAATTGTTTTACAGTTTCTGTAATTTTAATTCTGATAACATCCGAATCAACTTGTGAACTCAATTCAGTCAATTCTTTCTTTACAGTTTCTACTTCTTCATTAATCAATACATTCAATGAATTTGTATTGGTAATATTGTTAATAAATTCACGAAGCAATCGTTTTTGATTTTGATCAAGTCCTTGATATTTTTCATTCAAGCTATCTACCATGATTTTGTAAGACAACATACGAATATCTTCGCTTTGTTGTTTGTAAATTTTAATGACTTCTTCTTCTGCTTCCGGTGATTTCTTTTTAACACCACATAGATTTTCACTAATAAAATTTCTAGCTTGAATTACTTCTTGAATATCAAACTTAATTTTATTATTGATGTGATCTTCAAATAATTTATAAACTGAAGCAAAAAGTTTATAATTTTTTAAACTGGATTTTAATAATGTTTCTGCGGAATAGACATCATTAATTTCTTTGATTAAATTATATTTTTGCTCGGTAAGTTTTTTGTTATCAAGCTTTTCTCTTTGCTTTAAAGTGATTGAAATATATTTTTCTGCTAGAGTTTCATCTTTGGCACGTTCGTTTACTAAAAAATTATACAATTGCCATTCGCGTCCAAGTTCTGTATTTGGCGAAAAATACTTAAACAGTAAATTTTTAGCCGGTGATTCGTCCTTACCAGCTAAAATATCCGCAGTTACTTGTCGAGTAAGTAACTCAAATAGCAACCCAGTATTTCTAAACTTAGAATGTTTTGCTTTATACATAATAATGTCTATTCCGTTATTTTATAAATATAGAGAAAAATGTGTAAAATTGATTTAAATACGATATTTATCTAACTTTACTCAATAATATTAGATTCATCCAAAAATGATTTCTTTTTTGAATCTATACTTTCATTTAAAATTGATTTTGTACCATCTCCACGAAGATGCATATCCAATCCTTCAAAACTCAAAGGACTATTATTTTTGTATGCATGTGAAATAGGATGTTTGGTTGTTGTTTTATTTGAACGACGGCGATTTTCTCCATCACCCAATACATCTTCTCCAAATGGATATTTTGATGCCTTTTTACGATCTGTTTGATCACGTTCTTTTAATGGAGCTTCTCCTGCACCTGCCGGTGGTGCTGGTGTTTCTGCTGGTGTTTCTGCTGGTGCTGCTTCTGGTTCTGCTGCGCCGGGTTCAGGTGTTGCGCCACCGGCATTTTCTTCACCGGCATTAATTTTGTTATATGGTTTTGCTGGATCAATACCTTCTTCTTCAATCTTCTTCAAACGATATGCTTGTTTTGCATCTTCAACAATATCATTGTTAATAGTGTCAATATCATCTTCACTGGTATTGAATACAGTGGTGTGAATCCATTTACGACTATAAATTTTGGCATCAATCATATCTTTTGCCAAACTGGTTTTTTCTTGCCAGACACTAACCTTTTCTTTTTCAAAAATAGTAGATGGATTTGTCAATTCCAAACTAAAATCAACCAATTCTGCATCACGATAACCTTGTGAATACAAATGAACAATTGCAATTTTGGTTAGTTCACTAACAATAAATTTTTGAACACGTTGAACAGTACGTGCAAAACGAACGTCTTCTGCTGCCAATGTAGCTTTGCCGCTCAAATCTTCTTCATAACCCAAAAATGCCTTTGGAATCTTTAATGCAGCCATCATTTTGTTGCGAAGATATTCAATATCATCAATACCTGTAAATTCCATGCCGCTCAATGGCTCAATGCTGGTTCCACTATCACTGCCACGAACAGGCAAATAAATATCTTCAACCATGTTCCACAAATTGAAACGAAGATTGTAGTCACCAGTCTTTTCATCAATATAAGGAACCTTTTTAGTCTTATTGATCAATTTTTCCATGTATTGATCAACTTCGTTTGGAGGAATATTACCAATATCAACCTTGTAAATGCGTTTTTCAGGTGCTCGCATGATACGATGAATCAACATTGCGTCTTCCATCAAACTAACTTGCTTCCAAACACGACGCGCACCTTCAATAATACCTTTTCCGTAAGGTAAGAAATTACTATCACTCAACAAACGAAAATGTGCAACCTGATAATTTTCTAATTCTTCAATTTTGCCACCTTCAGGTAAATTTACCTGAAATTTAATATAATTTTCATTATTTAAATCGCTGTTTTCTACACGGGTAACATTGTAGCTACTAATTGGTTCAACCATGTAAACACCAAATTCTGGGCTTACATACATTTTCAAGTAAAAATCACCGTATTTTACCAAGTTACGAGTCCAACTCCACAAATTAAATTCAATATTTAAAATGTCATAAAATAAATTATGCAGAATTTGTTTGACGTTATCATTGGTGCTACGAATTGTTAGCATATCACCCAATTCGTTTTGAGTTAAACACTCGTCTGCATAAATATCTAATGCGCTGCTGATAATAGGGTCCATATCCATTGTGTCGTAATCACGAAACAATTCAATACGAGCAGCTTGATAACTCAGTGTGAAATCACGGCTATATTGATTATAGGCACTTGTACGAATACGATTGAAACGATCACGTAATGTATTACGATCTGTTGCGTATGCTAATTCGTCGGTGTCTACTACTTTTAGTTTTTTACCACCAATATTACGAACAATTACATCGGTGCTAAATAATCTTCTTAATTTTGAAAACAACGAACGTTGTTTCAACTCTTTGAATTCATCTGTAGGCATATTTGTATATATATCTTATAATAACCAATTTAAAGACTCTTTTTTATCATTACCGGTTTTTCCGATATTCATTTCCCATGCTTGTTGAGCAGTTAAATTTCCGGTTTTATAAATCGGATCTGCATTTCCAAGCTTATTGATGTTGTTTATCAAACTCTTAGTGATATCAACACCTTGTTGACGCAATTTTAATGCAGTATCACGTACCCACATACCAATACTAAATGACATTACAAGATCGTCATGATATTTTGGCAATGCTTCTGGTTTGTTACCATTCCAAATAAACGTTCTCAATTCGTTTACCAATCTTGTCGAACGAACCTCAATGCTACGTTCTCTAAAATACATTTCCAAACGAGATACAATCAACGGACGAGTCTTCATTGTTGTAGTAAATCCCGGCACCATCTTCTTTTCCATAGCATTAAATTTGTTTGATATCTGACGTTCAATATCTACATATTGAAGATCAGCACTGCTATAAAATGTGTTAGGATAACCACGATCAATAATTTGCTGTAATACTGCCCATCCAATATTTGCATTTTCAACTACCAACAATGCATTGTTGTATTCGGTTGCAACACTAACCAACATATTGCCGTAATCTTTAGTATTAATTTGACCTTGATATTCGGCAACTTGCGTGAAACTTTCAATATCAATTACATGAAATGCACTATAATCGGCTCCATCTCCACGGGCAACGTCAGCGCAAACAATATAACTGCGACTATAATCTGGATATTCCCATACCCAATAACTTTTATCAATACCACGCATTTCTATTGGATCTTTAACTTTTTCATTTTTGTAAAAATCTAATGTAGGAATATCAATTACAGTATTACCGGTAGTACTAAAATCACAATCACATTCTTGTGCAGAACCTTTTACACCACTCAAAGCTGTTTGTTGATCGCGCCATTTTTGATCACGTTCTGGATGCAGATGCCACGGCAACTTAATTGTATGAAAGTTATTTTTCTTTGCTTCAGCGTCAACCCATGTATTGTGAAAGAAATTACCAACTCCATTTGGTGTACTCAAAACAATTGCACGACCACCTGTACTCAATGTGTATTGAGCAGACAACCATATTTCTTCAATATTATCAATAAATGCAGCTTCGTCAATAATTAGTAATGACAATGCCGCCGAACGTCCTGCTGTACCTGCACTACTTTCTGCCTTAATTGTACTACCATTTTTTAATACCAAAGAAAGACGATTGTTTTCAACAACGGGTACTTTCAACCAAACTGGTAAATTATCATTAGCAAATCTAACACGCGTAACGATTTCTTTACTTGTTTCTTGTGTAATACTAATACAGCGAATATTTTTATCTGTATGAAATACCATTAGCCACAAACTATATGCGGCAACCAATGTACTAATACCCATTTGACGACTTTTTAAAATGATATTAAAATCATTTTCTACCAATCCACTTAATGTTTCTTCTTGAAAAGGATACAAATCAAAATTAATTGTGCCGCGAATAGGATGTTGAATCTTCACATATTTCTTCATGAAATATATTGGATCAACCAAACATTTCTTATACTCTTCTTTGATGATTTCTTTTAATGATTTTTCAGCCATTTTGCAATTTCTCCTCTTTTTCCTGTATCTTTTTCAATGTTAATTTATTAATATTTGGATCAAGAGCAACGTTATAATTTAATTTAACCAATTCACTTTCTGCTAATGCGATTCCACTATTGACTTTATCAAGATCTTCTTTCAAATCTTTCAATACAATTTCACGTCTATCTGTATCATCTACCCAAATTTCATTGCTGCCATCTTCGTTAAAAAATTGAGGATTTTTGCTTTGTGGTGTATAATTTTCAAGATAAGCAATACTGTCAACAACTTTTGATTTAAAATCCTTCATCATTGATAATTCATTGTTAATCATCTTAAATTTTTCATAATCATTATAAATACCAGTGCTTCTTAAAATGCATTCGAATTCAATATTGCATTCATAACAACGTTGTGTTTTAGGATATATTTTTTGATCAAGATGATTTCCCCATTTCATGTCAGCGTTACAAACAGTACAACGTTGTTCAAAAACATATTGCGCCTTTTTGCTTACACGATGTTTATAACCATTCTTTTTTATCCATTTGACACCATTACTGTCCTCCCATTCTTCTCCTTCTTTTCTACTTTGCAATGCCACATTTTCGTCATATCCCACTTGAATAAATGGTCTTGTTCCTTCAAGATAATCACGTACAATACTTAAATTACTCTTTCCTGATGCTTTTTTCATAAATTGTTATAACAGCCTTTATTACATATAAAATAATATCTATATAATTTTTTTATATTTTAAATGTTTCGTTAAAAACTCCAGAAGCATTATTATATGAACGTTTTGATTCATCCCACGGATCATTTGTATATTGCCAATTCCAAAACAAATCATTTGGAGTATTGAATCCAAAAAACTCAAAAACTTGTTTTTGAGTTTTCACAACACTTGGACCGTTCCAATTTTGACCAACTGCAATAAATCCAGCGTCAATGTTTTTAACAATATTGCTTTCTCCCAATGTAGCATGTCGGCTTTCAAGCCAATTTAATCTTTCAATTAATTTTTGGTAAAAACTATTGGCTTGTCCCCATCTAATGCTTGTAAAGAATACAACCGCATCACATTCAAAAAGTTCTTTACTGACTTTCCATAATTCATCATTTTTGTTGTTGTAACTACACCAACAACGATGATTTCCCGTAGGATTTTTTTCTTTATCTTTTAATGCCGATTCTTTTGTACCGCAATGATATCCACCAAATTGTTTGTTGCTACTAACATTACCTTCACATGGTAAAATATTTAATTTTGGAATATCAAGATGAACTATTTTATCACTTCCAAGAGTTTCTTTTATTTTTAATGCCAATTGAGTACTTTTTGGCACATCATCTTTGTGTTGTATCCATCTATTGCTAGTTGTAAGTAATAATGTTTTCTTCTTATTTTTTAGATAATCTATTGTTTTCAAGTACTTACGAGCATAAGCATCCATATCAATTTCACTTGATGGTAGTTTTGTTTCGTGTAATAGGTCAGATAGATGAATCATATATATAAATATATAGTAAGTCAATAAAAAACCCTGCTAGATTTCTCTAGCAGGGTCTGATTTTTTAGGAACTAATTATGCGCCGGGAAATTGAGCACCAGTTGGCAAGATGTTGAAGTCAAGTACGATGAATTCAGCAGTCTTTGCTGGTTGCAAGTAGATTTGACCGTAAAGAACATTTCTATCGATCAAGTCTGGTGTATTGTTTTCAGCATCCATTTTGACTTGGAATGCATACAAACCACTACGTTGTTGTACGCTTTCCAAATATGGATTTACAATACTCAAGAAACGATTTCTTGTTGCAGCAACATTTTGTTCGAATACCAAGAACTTGCTTGAACTTGCAATAAATTTCTTCAATGCAATCAACAAGCGACGAACATTGATACGATCCAATGCGCTTGGTTTGATTTGAAGTGTCTTTTGACCCCATACACAAATTCCTTGACCCGGAAATGCTGCGATTGGGTTAACACGACCTTCATACAACACATCACGTTCAGCGTGTGTCAATCTATCAAGAACTTGAACAGCTTGTGCAATACCACCACGATTCAAACCGGCTGGAGCAAACCATTCGGCACTTGAATTATCATTTGCAGCATAAATTGCTGGCATAATAACACTTGGTGGAACACTGATGATCTTGTTCATATTGGTATCAAGAATCTTGATCCATGGATAATATGTGCCAACATAATTGCTATCAATTGTTGAAACATCATTTACAGCAGCATCAATCATACCGACAGTTTGATTACTCTTAGGGAAGATAATGTTATCCATAATATAGAAACAATCTCCGCGAGCTTCGCACATATCGATTACCAATTGTGCAACATAACTATGTTGACTATGGAAGATACCCGGTGTAGCAATCAAGTTGATATCAAATTCATCCGCATTACCAAGAGCACCCACAACTTGTTTGTAAGCAATACTACCACCACTATTAATGTTAGTACAATTCAAACCTTGTGTATTGCCTGCTGTGATATCGCTACCAACATTAATTGGAATTGCTGGACTTTGACCATCAAATCCACCTTGGAAACCGATTACGAATTTACGCATCTTGACATAATTTGATTCATTTGCGGCATCGTATACAGATGGAACACTACCACTTGTTGCTGCTGGTAACAAACTACCAGTTGTTGCAATATAAGCAGCACTACCGCTACCCAATACATCGCCCAAGTCGAAGTCAATATTCTTACCATTGCTATCATTTGCGCCCATAGCTGGAATTGGAGCAAAATATTGTAATGTATCTTCTGCTACAGTTACTCCAGCACTTGCTGTTGGATACAATGCAGTCAATTCATCATCAGCACCCAATGGATTATCACCGAATACCGTGCCGGATGCATATTTGCCCGGTGCTTGACCATAAATACTTGCTTTGCTGTATTTAACAATTGGAACATAATGAGTTGCTGTGCTACCAATTGGAGTTGTATATGCTTGGAAACCATAAGGTACTGCGCTTACTGGATAAGCAATTTCGCTCATTTCAATACGAATGTATTTACTCAAGTTGCTATAAGTACCAAATTCAATAATCTTACCTGCATAGGTAATATAATTGTAGCGATCACCAATACGACGTGCAATAAAGTTTGCGCTATCTGGGTCCAAACTCAAATTTTGGAAGATTTCCAAATATTTAGGTTTCTTTTCAGTGTCGCTAAAGTCACGTACTGCCAATGTGAAGCTACCCCAATCACTACCAGCAACTGTGCCAGCCAATTTTACATTGCTAATTTCAATCTTGTATTTTTGATTGGTATAAGTACCATCTGCCAATGTATGAACTTTAAACAATTCAAATTTGGTTGCATTTGCGGCACTACCATCTGCACTCCACGGAGCAATACCTTGACTCTTTACCCAAGGAGTATATGCATGCGTCAATCCAAAACTGCTATCACCAGCATTCAAATTCAATGAATATGAATCGGTGAATGTCAATGGATTACCAGTTGTGAAACTAGCACTTGGGAATGTACCACCACGAATTTGCCAACCGTCAGTCAAATATTTTGCAGCGACACGTTGAACACTGCTACCGAAGAATTTATACAAATAAGCAGCTTCAATTTTGGTTCCTGCAACTTGTTTTGCTGGATTACCAGCGGTTGCATCAGTACCAAATACATTGGTAATATATTTGTTGCTTGCTGGGTCCAATGAGAAATCATAGTAACCTATGGTACTATTATCACTCTTCAATTGTAATTGAAAGTTTAATGCAGCTTGATCTACACTACCACTATATGTACCAGATGAAGCAGTAACTAAAGTTAACACACTGCCACTGAATCCAGCAGCACTAAGTGTTGAGTCAAGTGTTGCGTGTTGTGTATCTGCTAAAACGGCCAAAATTTGTGGCAAACGACCGCTTTGTGACACTGGACTACAAGGGTCGCCATAACTGCCGTTATCAGCACTAAATTGTCCTGTTAATCGACCGAAAGATCCACTAATAATACCATTAATAAGCAATTGAACACCGCAGCCACCAGATGCCACAGATGATGTAAATGATCCACTGATCAATTTAATTGCGCTACTATCAGTAATAATACCATTGTCAGTGTTTACAACAGTAATACCTCCCTCTGCAAATGATCCACTTACACTACCGCTTGCTCCAGCAGTTTCAGTTAATGCTTGTAATAATTTCGTAGTACCACTTGCACCGCCGCCTTGAATGCTGCTTGTAACACGCAATGATGATGCAGTAGTATTTGCTGGAAATGAAAATGCAAATTGTTTATTGTTGTATAACGCACTACCTGAACTAGAGTTTAATACGATACCATCACCTGCGCCACTTGCAAACTTACCAATAAATGATGCTCCACTTAAAAATGTTAACGATCCACTTGTGCTTGATGCTGTATATTCAAAGGTGGCTGCTAAATCATTGGTATCATACAAAACATACGAACTAGCACTATTAAACGCACCTGCACTGCCACTACGTGCCCATGAACCCGGTTCGGCCCAAATAACGTATGGATTATTTTGGTTGTATCCGGTTAATGCACCTACACGAACAACTGTTACGAATCCCTTTTCCTTCAAATATTCTTTTGCTGTGTATGGACCGTAATAAACACCATCAGCTACACCAAATTTTGCTTCTAAATCAGCAGTACTGGTAACTAATGTTGGGGCAAAACCCGGTCCTTGCGGAAATGGAGCAACAATTGCTGCGCCAATATCTGCGACTCCTTGAGCAATGCCGCTCAAATCGTTTTCGCGGGTAAACACACCGGGACTAACGATTCTATCTTCTGGGCTAAATTTTCCACCTTCAGTAATTGGCATATATTAAATTTCCTTTCAAATCAGTTTTTTTTGTTATATTAAACTAAATATAAATATACGTCAAAAATTCAAGATTCTAATATTTATATATTTTTTTATATAACTTCCAATCTTAATTTGTATTGCGCAGCAGCAGATTTTGTAATATCAAAGTCAGTTGTGCCCGTTGAATAAAATAAAGTAGCCGTTTGAGGATGCAAATAACTACTAGTTGTTGGTAGTTCTAATGTTTGAATATAAGGATCATATACAACATTTCCCAATCCATCGTCAATACCAACTTTTAATTTTCTATTAAAATCAACATCTACATTACTTACAGTTCCCGGTACTATTTGATATCCTATTACATTAGTTAAACTCGTTGTGGTAAATGTATTTGGAACTATTGTAGTATATGATCCATTATTTGTGCCTCTGGCATATCCAGATCCAGTCAATGCGCCAAATATTGTGGATGCTCCGACCGCAGTCCATCCACTTGTAGTTGAATCAGCTGTCAATGAAAGTCTTCTACCGTATGGTTTGGTTGTTTCAAACGCAGTATCATTTATTAAAACATCATCTAATAAAGGCCACCCAATAATAACGCTACTACCAGAAGATGCTGCGGCAGAACCAACATATCCAGCACCCATATATAAATTGCTAATTGATGCAAATGAAGTTGTAGCAACTGTATTAATGTTTTCAAAACTTCCAGTGGTGCCGTCAATATTTACATAAAATGAACCTGTTGTATCATGTAGTGCTGCTTTGATTTTTATATTTGACCATTGCAAACTTAAATAATTTGCTTTTGTAATTGATCCTAATACGGTTTCTCCGTTCATCATGTCGAATATATAAGTTCCCTGAACAGGTGAATTATTTGTATTGACGACGGAATTTATCCGCAAAGCGAGATCGCCCCATTTAAATATTTGATATCGCGCTTCTTTGTTTATAAATGATGACCCGCTTATAGTGTATAGTGTTTGTCCTGCCCAATGTGCATGTATATATAATGTACGATTATTAGATAAAAGTGAAGAAGAAATTGCCACAGAATTAACACCACTACCTGCTAAAGAACTTCCTCCTAAGACACCGCCGCCACCCGCGCCGCCCAATGCTGAAGAGTTTAAATTATATCCAGCTAAAGTATTATATAAATAACTCCCCAAACTCGCTACATATGCTTGAAGTGGCGTGTAAAATGTAGTATCCGATGATGGACTAACATATCTAACTCCGGGTGGAAGTGTCGGTATGTAACTTACACTTTGAGGTATCGTTCCGTCCCAAACATAATCAAATCCTAAAAAAACTAATCGTGCCATAAATTTATGTTTCTCCTAAAATTATTAAAAATCCACATGTACTTACATCCAATGATTGTAAATTTGTTTCTCCTAAAATTATTAAAAATCCACATGTACTTACATCCAATGATTGTAAATTTGTTTCACCTAACATAGTTAACAATCCACATGTACTTACATCCAATGATTGTAAATTTGTTTCACCTAACATAGTTAACAATGCACATGTACTTACATCCAATGATTGTAAATTTGTTTCACCCAATTCTATAGAAAGTCCACATGTGCCTATATCAAGTGACTGTAAATTGGTTTCACCCAATAGTGTTGATAGTCCGCAAGTGCTTACATTTATACTTCCTGCGACTATACGGATATTAAACACCGATCCTATATTTGGATATACGAGATTACTAAAATTATTTATTTTAGTTTGTCCAAGTGGGCGTTTTGGAAATATAAACTGCATATTTTAATAATCATGTCCAGCAGCAGAAATCCAGCATGTTTTTGTTGATGTGATACTAACTAATGGAGCAACGGTTATGCTCCATCCGGTTTTCAACGGAATATAATTTTTTCCAGACGCATCTAGTAATAATCCCGGTAAATATGCACTATTTAACAAATTAACGGTTGCCGCTGTTCCATTTGTTCCAGACAATGTAGGAATATTTACACAACCTAGTAAATAACTTGTAACTCCGTTGTATAAAAACAATTTTAAATTTACAGCAGAAGTATCATCTGTTGTGGCCCATATACCCTTTACATCGCTATCATTTGAACCAGCAGTAAATACTGTTTTTGCTGTTGTGCCATCTGCATTTACAAATGTTACACCCGACAT